CTATCTTCCGGTGCTTCCAAAGCCACCATTTCTTATGCCGTCGGCTTTATCATCAACAGTAATACCATACTTAATAAAAATACCTTGACACAATTTATCGCCAGCCTTTAGCTCTAAATCCTTGTCCACTGAGAACTTTGCCATAATGTGCCCTTCATTCTCTGAGTGCGAATAATCACTATCTACTACGCCAAAGGTATTTGATAACCTCATTCCGTATTTAAAGCCCAAGCCTGATTTCGGGACAATTGCCAGAAACCAATCTTCGTCTATTTTGCAACGTATGCCCAATGGGACAAGGACAGTTTCACCCGCCTTAACATTGATTGCTACAGGTGTATGTATATCATAACCCGCTGAGCCAGCCGTAGCCCTTGTCGGTATTATAATATTATCATATGAAAAATCTGTATATCCGTTATTTGTCATGTCGTGTTCAAAACGCTCTTTTGTTACTTTTTCAAATTCTGCAACATAAATCATTAAGATACCTCGCTTTACTTTTTTATTTTAATATGTTATAATTAAAATGTAGTTAGTCGCCATCATTCGTTAAACATAATATTGAACACATTATGATTTATGACGGCTAATAATCTATTAGGGTTTGCTAAAATGCAAACCCTTTTTTTATTAATCACACCAAAGAATAACTTTGTTTTGCTTTAGGCTTTCCTGTACATCAATAACCCTTTGATTGCTTGACCCTCGCCATTTTAATGTTATGTCACGTTTATCATCTTCATATTGACCGTCAATGACTACATCAAGGTAGTCCATAATGGGCAAGTCTTTAATTTCTTCCCACTTATATCCTGTATACAACCATTGTGTTTTGGTAGGACAAAGTGTTGTTATCATATTAGATATGTTTGTTACATATGCACGATTTTCAGGGCAAAGTGGTTCTCCGCCAAGAAATGATATACGCTGTATGAAAGGTTGTTTAACGGCTTTTATGAGAGTATCATATTCATATAAGTCAAACTCTTTGCCACCATTAAAGTCCCAAGTGTTGGGATTAAAGCAATTAAAACAATGAAAATGACAGCCTTGCACAAACAAAGCGACCCCAATGCCTTCTCCATTGCTAATGTCCATTTGTCTTATACTAGCATATCTCATTGTTTATTCTCCTATATTATGATTATCAAGGTGAACATACCTCTGTTTAATTTCTTGAGTTCTGCCTTGATTCCAAAAATTGCTACCAATATCCTTTTTTTACCCTCGGTTTCCCGATATTTATGAGGGGAGTAGACTATACAATTTAACAATATTATTATTCGTTTCATTATAAACAATTTAATATTATCAATAGGTATTATAGTCGTTGAACGTTCTCCATCACCATTATGTGTTAAGGAGCTTCGATGCGTTTGAGTGACTTGCACACTCGATTGTCCCTACCCTAATTACTTTTTATGGTTTCTATCCTGTCGGACTATTGAATTTTAAATTCGCACCACCGTCACGTTTATCGTTTCCAATTCCGTTGTGGTGAATTAGGATTATGGGGAGTTCTCCGCAGTTTAACCTATTTAACGTGGACTATATTGTTAAGTCAATCCACAAGTACGCCTAGCAACATTCATTTTATTTGTATCTCTATTGCCACAATTAGGACACTCCCAAATTAGTTTATTATTGTTATCAATGATTTTGATTTCTCCGTCATATCCGCACACTTGACAATAATCGCTTTTTGTATTAAGTTCGGCATACATAATGTTGTTATAAATAAACTTAATTACTTCAAGAATAGCAGGAATATTATTTTGCAAATCAGCACATTCTACATAACTGATCGCACCGCCTAGACTTAGTGATTGAAATTTGCTTTCAATAGCCAATTTCTTAAATGGGTTGATTTTTTCAAAAACAGGAACGTGATAAGAATTTGTTATATAATCTCTATCTGTAATACCCTCAATAATACCAAAACGTTTTTTAAGACATTTTGCAAATTTGTATGTTGTGGATTCTATTGGGCTACCATATAATGAATAGCCAATATTTTCTGCACTTTTCCATTGTTCGCATTTTTTATTAAGTCTTTCCATTACTTCGAGACCAAATTTTTCACCCACACTGTTGTCTGTATGACTATGACCTGTCATATATTTTACACATTCATAAAGACCTGCATAGCCAAGTGAAATAGATGAATAACCACCATAAAGATATTTATCTATTTTTTCGCCTTTCTTTAGTCTAGTAAACGCACCATCTTGCCACAGAATTGGTGCAACATCTGATAAAGTTCCTTTGAGTCTTTCATGCCTGCAACGCAAAGCCTTGTGACACAATTCTGTCCTTTCTTCAAATAGCTGCCAAAATTTATTTATATCTCTATTTGATGATAGGGCAACGTCAACAAGGTTTATCGTAACAACGCCTTGATTAAATCTGCCGTAGAATTTGTAATTATCATTTTCATCTTTGTATGGAGCTAAAAAGCTTCTGCACCCCATTGATGGGAAACAATTGCCCTCTTTTAGTTCCTTCATTTTCTTTTCACTTATATAATCTGGCACTAATCTTTTAGCTGTACACCTTGCGGCGTCAACAGTAATGTCCCAATATTTTGAGCCTTCTCTTATGTTGTCCTCTTCAAGAACGTAAATAAGTTTAGGAAAAGCAGGTGTAACATAAACACCATTTTCATTTTTCAAGCCAAGAATACGTTGCTTAATAAACTCCTTAATTAAAGCTGCCAATTCTTCTTTATATTCATTTGTTTCACCAAGGTACATGAATACAGTTAAAAATGGTGTTTGCCCATTAGTGGTTGACATACTGTTAATTTGATAATTAAAAGTTTGAACGCTATCTTCAATTTCTTTTTTTATATCAAGTCTTGCAAATTCTACAGATTTATCATAGTCTAGTCCACGATCTTTATATTTATTTAGATGATAAATATAACTATCTCTAACGAAAGGGGCTAAATGTGTAAGTGTAATACTTGTACCACCATATTGAGAACTTGCTACGGCAGTAATAATTTGCGTTGCAATCGTAGTTGCCGTAATAAGTCTATGTGGCTTTTCAATCTTGACTTTATTAATCATTGTACCATTCTGCAACATATCTTCAAGATTTACAAGACAACAATTACTTATATGTTCTGCGAAATAGTCCATATCATGGAAATGGATAATGCCTTGCTTATGTGCTTCAACCACATCTAATGGCAATAGAAATCTTTGTGAAATATCCGTGCTTGTAATTCCTGCGAGGTAATCTCTTTGTGTTGTGGCGAGTGTTGCATTTTTATTTGAATTTTCGTTATTCCAATAATCATTTACACCATCAATTAATTCAAGAATACTTTTATCGGTTGTATTGCTTTGTCTTACAAGGCTACGTTTATATCTATATGTAATATAGGCTTTTGCTACATTTCTGTCATAATCCATAAGCGTTGTTTCAACTATGTCCTGAATATCTTCTACTGAAATTTCTGCCATGGTTTCAAGCTTTCTGCACACATCACAACATATGTCGCTTGCAAGTTCGGCATTTATATCCAATGTATCAGGATAAACTTCATTATACGCTTTCAAAATTGCCTTACCGATCTTTGCTCTTTCAAACTTAACTTTAGTTCCATCTCTTTTAATTACTATTTTGCACATTTTATCACTCCTTGTTGTCACTTAAAACAAAATCTATTTTTTTTGTTCGTTTTCTATACTATCTATGTTCTCTGACTTCAAGTCTAATTCTATTTCTGTACCCACATCAGTTTCCATAATAGTATTAATTGCCTTGTCAATATCGTTCCAATTCTTACAACGATATTTTTGGTGTAACATATGAATATTGCTTTCATATGGCTCAAACCCATGTCTGTTCCACGGATAATCAAATAAGATTTTATGGTAATAGCCACCAACTAAATTGTCTACACAATCATCAATTAAAATATCAATATCCCCACTGAGCATTTGCTTATTCTTTATAATTATTAGACTATCATACATATTTAAAAATGGAAGTTGTTCTTGTAACCACGCTGCTTTATTAGAAACATTCTGTGGATCTGTAGCCGTCACTATGTAAATTTCACAACCTAAATCATGATATTTTTTCAATGTAGCAACACAATTTTCAAGCACTTTTATATTTTTCCATACTCTCTTATCCGTGAAATAGTCATAGAACTTATCCTGAGAAACATTTTTAAAGAACTGCCTCATATTATAGGTAGTTATATCGGCAACAGACAAATTGTCATTATAGTCCTTATTATAAACATCAATAATACTCTCTGCTAGATTATTAATAACATTGTCACAATCCACACCAATTCGCCACGGTCTAGGTCTTATCAGATTTGCTTTCAATTCCATTGACATTTTCCTCTTTATCATTCTCGTCTAATTCGTCAAGCACTTCGGTTACTGTCCTATAGGCTACTAGAAAACCAAGCACAAGCCCGACTAAAGCTCCGCCTATAAAATTAGCCATTCTTGTTATGCTCCTTTATGTATTTTTCATATTCTTTCTTAATCTGGCTAAGTGTTAAATACTTATACGGAATTCCTCTTTCGCTACAATACGCAATTTCGGTCAGGCAACCTTTAGAATACATATAGCAATCGGAACATATCACCATGCGATCCGCCAGTTCTTCGAGAAGAAACAAAGTCATATTTAGCCCTTGCTCATAGCTCGTACAATCATACAAACTCCCGAACATAGCTATAGGGTTTAAATATAAATTTTCAGGATGCATAATCGTCAACAATCTTTGACACTCATTAACCTCGTCAAGATTATCTTTTTTACCGCCGTATGGATGAGAAAGATACACAATACCATTATAATTGCTCTTGTTAATTATTTTCATTGTCATTATCCTGCCTTTTAGTTATCGCCTGAATATAATTTTTCAGTTCGTCATATGCTGTCTCAATATTATCATTGTTAGTAATTACATAATCCACTACAAGATTGCAATTTTCAAATTCAATTTCATCTTGTTTAATACGCTCCATTGCACGATTTGTTGCCACGAGGCTATTCTGGTACATTTTAAAATAGCGATCAAACAGGCGGTCATACCGATTAATAGGCAGACAATCTATGTATACCGAGTAAATTTTTCTGTCGCCTTTATACTTTTCTTTAAGCTCATTTAAACCTGTCTGATCAACAACATAGAGGTCATGAGCTTCGTCGTCAATTTGCTGAGACGTAACACCATAATGATTGTTCAGATAATAATTATATGCCACAATGTCATTGAGGTTCTGAAACTCTTCCTCGGTTACAAAAGTATGTCCCGCCTCGCCCTCATATCTTGGCGGGCGTGTTGTGTAAGAGGCAATCTGTTTCATGTTTAACTCAATTTCAAGTTTTTGCACAAGCGTTGATTTACCGCTTGCCGAAGCTCCGAGAATGCAAAATAACGGTTTACTCATTATTGCCCTCCTTGAAATATTGACTCAAACACATCTCTTTAAAATAAGGAAGTTTTTCAATCCACTTGCAAAACCCTCTCCATTCTGGTAATTTATGATTATGACGTTGTTCCCAAACGTTTTTCAAACAACGGTAATTTGTCGTCAGTCGTGCGGTAAGTTCAAAGCCACTAGGAACATTGTATAACAAACGAAGATAATCTTCTGTATCCTTTGTCTGGTTATATATATCTTTAAGCTTCTCAACTCTCTCGATAATTTTTTCATCGACATATTCGTTACACTGTCCGGCTATATCTAATTTGGAAATTCGGTGCATGGTAGATTGACTTGAAACGAAAACCAAATATTTGTACCTTTCAGCCTCAATCCACATTTTATTGCTACAGGTCAAGTCAAAAGAAACGAGGACACCGCTCAAAAACTGATCGTGTCCTCCTTTGCTATTGCCAAGACTTTTTATTCTGGAAGTATACTCATTTGTACACTTTTCTGGCTCAACCGTCATAGGATATTTGCTTGCCTTGAAACTTTCGCCCAAATCGTGAATTTTAACATTTTCTACTCTCACTTGCTTTCCTCCACGATGAAATGTGCGAAAAAGCGCGTAACTACGCCACTTTTTTCTGCATCAAATTCTAATTTTATTAACTCACCTAAATCGAGGGCAAAAATCCCCATAAGGCTTGTCGCAGGCACTCTGTAACGCCCCTGCTTAAGATCGACCTCGAAATCTAGCCTTGATACAATCTTTATAAATTCTTGTACCTCTTTAATTGTCGATAATCTAATAAATGCGCTTTTCAATTATAATCACTCCTATACATGTAATTGATATTTTTGCTTGTGCATTTCTTTTATAAGTTTGCGCTTTTCTCTTATTCTTTTTTCTTCTTCTGTTTCTTTTCTATACACAAGCTCTTTACACTCAATTGGATAACGTGCAATCATTCGTTGCATTTCTATGTAACCTAAATATTTACGTCTTGCTCCCTTTGGATCCTTCATCTTATTTGTCACCTCGATTATTTGTCATTATTGCCAACATTGTGGCTTTTGAAAAAGCTTGCAAACGTTGACACTGTTGCTATTAACCACGGGAGCATATCGGTGGCAAACCTATCTGTTCCAAATATTATATTTAGGCTTTCGACAACCATACTGCCGAAAATCCAATTAAGTACCAAACCGCCAAAATAACTAACTATAAATATAAAAGTTGGCTCCAATAAAAATACGGCAATTAAAGAAATTGCTATCATTATTGTTTGAAATTTTTTCATTATTTTTCCTCCTTTATCTCTGTCAGGTTAAAATATTTGACTTCACACTGTTTGGCAGAAGTCAAGCATGGTCTTATAACATTATGAATAATTTGTTTGCCGAGGGTGGCATCAATAAGGGCTTTGGTTGGCTTTATTCCCTTGCACATAAACGACGGATTAATCCAGATCCATGTTTCAGAACCTATACAATAAGAAACATCATACAATGTATCTCGCAATACTTTGATATCAGATGCTTGTTCTTTTGCATAAATCTCAAGCTGTTCTTTAGCACGCTTTCTACTGTTGCAATAAATTGCATTAATCTGCAAAGCCGCATATTTTGACGAAAAATTTTGTCCACTAAAAGCACAATTACTTTCGTCACAAGTGTAACAATCCTTCATTTGTTTTCCTCCATTACAATATATAAACCTCGATATTGATACGTCCCGACATCAAAAAGCTTTGGGGCACGAACACTCTATCCCAATAGTAAAAGTCAACAACGTTATTTGACATACCGCCCGTATCGTCAACACGGTAAGTCCCCGTAACGCCAGCTCCCTCAATGTAAAGCAAGGTACCGCTCGGAAAATAATTAGACGCCACACTATAGCCCGTCTCAAGCGTTCGCCCAGATGAGCCATATGGTGGCGTCGAGTATCCCATATCTGTACCACAATACCAAGTACCCTCAAACGTTCCAATATAATTATTCGGCTGTTCAATAATGATTTCTGGTTCGCAAGGTTCATTCATTATATCTTCGGCGATATTATCAATAACAATATCTTCTTCCTCTATGATAAATATATCGGACATTCTTACAATGGTGTCTGAAGCCATAATCATTTTATTAATATGTAAATGACCGACTAAAGCTCGAGCCGAAGTGAGGTGGCAATCAATTTCATTTTGCCTCCCAACTTCGGTTTCGTTACTATTAATGATTCTTTTTTCTATGGGCGTACCATGCGCGTCGGTTAGTAATATTGTAAACTCGAATATAAACAGCAATATAACAAGTATTTTTAGCATTAAAAAAATATAATTTACCTTTTCTTGTTTGATAAAACCACCTCGTTTATAAGTACATATTCTTGATTGGGTTGCCATCATTATCATAGTCATCTATAAAATCGTTTATATCAATTTGTTTATACCCTATGACTGCCATATCGCACAGCTCTTCTACTCTAAAATCACATCCAACTATATAATCCATGATTTTATCTTTTGCACACTCTTCGCACAGCTCTTCTTTCTGGTCTTCGTCTTCGTCGCCTACGATGTATAACTCATCTACATCACGACCGCACTTGTCGCACATTAATGCAAGATAATTATACTGCGGCAAGCCGTCATAACAGTTCCTTATTTCCTTTGCCATTTTTACCTCTCATAAAACATTTTTTTTGTTTACGCCTTTTACATTCTTCTACAAGTTCTTTATAATAGTTGTCAGTCTTTACTACGCTACAAATGCGTGGTCTAAGGAACTGGAATTCGATTTCTGTATCAATTGGTTTGTCCAAGATTATTGCACTCCATCTATAACCTCTTCTTTGCTCTTTTATAGATTTTACAATGTATATTGAAAACACTTCATTTTTAAAATAAAATTCATTGCTGTAAATATCGCGTCGTTCTGAAGTGAATTTCATACAAGCCTGAAACTTATCTTCCCATTCTTTTATATTATCAGTTACTACTAAAACACCAATCATTTAATTTTCACTCCCTATAATCATCATAAATTTCAATATAATATTCGCCAGTTTTTTATACTCTTTACCAATAATTATTTCTACATCACATCTTGAGTCGGCACAAATATCCTCAAGAAACTGTATAGGATCATTGACTTCGATTGTTCCTGTTAAAAAGTCACCATTGGTGCCAATTGGATTAGTAACAAAATGGTATTTATTAATTATTGGATATTTTTCTGCTATTTTGCTTATATTATATATCGATGTACAACATAAATTATATCGCACTTAACCACCTCCTTATATATTGTTTCTTTCGATTTTCATATCATCTTTTCCGTATGGGATATTTATAAAATCAAGAACTCGACCTATACCCAAACCACCCTTATCACATTCTCTGATACAGTAATCATACAGTTTCGGATGCGTGAGTTTCATTTGTTGAAATCGGTTAGGCTCTTTTTCGTACTGAATTCCATATAGACAAAACATACAGCCTGTTCGACTGACTCCCGAAGTATAATACCCCCCCCCCATCCTCGTCTTTCAAGATTTCACCATATACAGATGCAAGAGGGATATCGTTTAACTTTATGTACTCCAAAACATCGTCCTCCGTCCAAAAAGACATTGGTCGTGATTGCGGAGAGGCTTCGTTAAAAGCGTTACATCCAAATTTAAACCATGTAGAAAGCCTTAAATAGCTTTCATTTGCCATAGTAGCAACGATGCTAACAAGTCGTCTCTCTTTTTCAAATTTATGAGCTGGTCTCTTTTTCATAATATCACAGCAATTTGATGATATTGCAAATGGGGCATCCAACAAAAAACTCCATTTGGCACAAGTAAATTTTGATGGTTGTCCATTTTTTTGCTTAAGTGTTCCTTTAAGTTTTCTCAACCTATAACTGTCTTCGCCTTTAGCAATTGAACGTCTCGCACCTGCAATTGTATTACTTACATCTTTACTTATCAACGGGTATCCGTATTTATCGAGTACCTGGCGGAATGTAATTCTATTCCCTTTTCGATCTTTAGGATAATCTTTAACAAGTTCTATTTCAATGTTATACTTTTGCTTAAGGTAATTATAAATATCGTCAACATTTCTTCTAACCTCTGGATATTCCAACCCTGTATCAGCAAACCATAAAACAAGCTTATAACCCAATAACTCACAAACTTGAGCTGCAATATCAGCACAAACTGAACTATCTTTTCCGCCTGATAACCCCACATAACATTGTCCATTCCAATATTTATACCATTCAATTAGTCTTGCTTGCGTAATAAGTATTTTATTATCTAAGGGTAATTTTTGCAATTCCCTAAGTCTTTGGGCATCATGGATTTTACCATCTAAGGTATACCTGTTATTACACATTTTCTTCTCCTATCATGCAAATTCAATCTCCTGCATAAGTTCTATTTCTTTATCTGTCATACCCCATGTGTATAGAACTTCCTCAGGCGCATAACATACTACATACCCTTTATCATATATTTGCTGTATCTTATATACCTTGTCTCGATATCCTATACGATTAGTAGCACCTAAATTTAGGTAGCGTTCACATAAGGCGTCAAATACCTTGCAATATACCTTCATAAACTTGCCTCCTTTTTAAGACAGCCATTTTCTATATTTCCTATCTTGTTTACGTTTACTCTTCCTTATTCGATTGTATATAAAGTTCTCATAATACTCAAACTGCATAGCCTTTGCATAGCAATATAGCCATGTTGCAAAAAAGGTTGAAATCACTATTATACTTACTATAGTTTTGACATGATGTAAGCCGTATTCGTCATAGAAATGTACCATAATTGGTGTTGTCAGAACAGTAACACAGAAAGAGATAATACTAGCAATCGCTGATGTTGTCATTCGTGTTTTACACCATTGTTTAGAATACTTCGCCACTTTAATTTCTTTCATTAATGTTTCCTCATTAATCCCTTTGCTTCCAACAGAGCAATCTGAGCATTTAAAAGTTCAACTCTTTGTTCCAAAGACAAAATACATTTCTGCAAATAATTAATTCTGCCCAAACAATATTCATAATCTGCATTAATAAGATAAGTTTTCTGACTCAAATCATTTAAAAAAGAAGGGTCTGCCGACTCTCCTCTCAGCATTCGTTCCACATCTCTTTTTATTCCCATTGTTATTCGCCTCTAATCATTTTAAATTTTATTTTAAACTTACAAAACGACAATAAGATATCTGTATTCATTTCAAAACCACAATTGCCACATTTACATATGCAAGGAATTTGTAATTGACTGTTTTGAGGAATAAAAGCTATGCAAGTTTTTTGGTGGCATTCAGGACAGTAAGTTATCAAATATAATCCCCTCCTCAAAGATAGAATCATTCATTATTTCTCAGTTCTAAATCGTCAAGTGTTACAGGAGTGTAGTCATGCAACATACAACCTACATTTGCACACTTATAAGGAAAACCATGTTCCCTCATTTGTTGGGCATACTCATCAAAAGGTCTTGTATCTCTACCATTGTGAATATGCCCATACAGATGAATATAACCATAATCTGCACCTATCCAATGAGCTATAGGATAGTGACAAAGCACAACGTGTTCACTTCCGTCCTTGATAACAGCATAATCTTTTATCCAGATGAAATGTTTTTTCATTTCTTCGTTTACTCGATCATGATTACCTTTAACAAGAAATTTAACTCCATTTAATCTCGGAAGAACTATTGGTATTTCTGCGTTGTTCCAAAACATATCCCCCAGAATATACACGCTGTCATTTTTGCCGACAACACTATTCCAATTTGAGATGATAGTTTCGGTCATTTCTTCAAGGCTGAAAAACGGTCTATTATCAAATGCGAGTATATTTTTATGACCTAAATGTAGATCAGAAATATAAAATTTGCTAGGCAATGCCATTAGCGTTTCATCTCCTTTTGAATAAACTAAATTAATTATGAATATCTAAAATTGTGGCAAACATACCTTTACTTTTCTTTTTTATTTCAGTAAGCTTTCTGTCAAAATCTTCGTCTTTTATAAATGCGTGTCTGTTCCAAGTTTCACGAGCAATAACATTCTCGTCAGAGTCTATGCAGACAAAACAATTAATCTCATCAAAATTGAGCAGTTTGTCTATCTTCGCTCCATCTACATACAGAAAACCGTCTCTTGTCTCCGTCGAAGAGTAACAATCATCAATCTTTAATTTCAATTTGCCTGAATATCTACCGCCAATTTCCCACCAATCATATGTGAATATAGGAAAAGAGATTACTTCACCACTTTTGTCACATTCCAATTTTTCTTCGTCATAAGGTTTTAAAATTTCAGAAATCCTATCTTCCGAAGGCATTTCTTTAGTAATTAAAAGTAAACAACAGTGCATAGCTTATCCTCTCTTTTGTATTAATAGTTTGTAATTAAGACCTCTATATCTTTTGTCTTGTCTTTTTTCTGATAATTACAATTTCCATAAGTAGTGTTTAAATAATGGATTTTATAATCATGATTTTCTGCCCAATTCTTTAATGTCGGGTTTGTTTTTAGATTATTTGATAACGCCCATTTTACATTTGAAGTCACAAGCATATTCAGCAAATCTTCTTCGTCGGCATTAGTCCAACCGCCATTTTCATTATAGGTTGCCGTAGAATTAAAGTACGGGGGATCACAATACAGAAAATCATTTTCGCCAAACGCTACGCCGATGAACTCACGAAAATCAGCATTGGTAAACTTGCAGTCTTTATTGCTGATTGCTTCCGAAAATTCTATAAACTTTTCTCTTAATGTAGGATTAAAGCTACTTCTGTCTTTCCCAAATGGCATATTAAATTCGCCTTTTGAATTAAAACGAATTTGGTTGTTAAAGGCGTAACAAATTAGCACATATAAAATAACGGACTGTTTAGATTCCGACTCGTTAAAATAATTGCGGAGTCTCAAATACCCGTCCCTATTAATCTTTGATAAGTCATATTGCTTGATTATCTTATCTATTTCGCCAAGACTTTTATCGGTTCCATTTCTATGTATGTATTCAAGTATTTGCACTACAGGCAAATTCAAATCATTATAAATAACCTCTTTCGCAGGAACATTAATTCCAACATTAAACCCACCGCCAAACAAGTCAATAAAAGTGTCAATATTTTTCGGAAACAATGGTAATATCTGCGGTAGAAGCTTGTATTTGCCACCCACATAATTGAGTGGCGATTTTATATATTTTTGTTTTATTAGTATCATCACCTAAATAGTAGCGTATTTTCATTAACTTGTAATTTTAAAAAAAATTACTTTTCTTTGTCTGTTTTAACAGTTCAGGATTGTCATAAATGTTGCCAACGATAAAAGAGATACGTTCGCCATAGCAAGATTCGACTTCAAGTTCTGCAAGATCAATCGTATTAAAAATATGATTTATTCCAAATGCTGGAGTACCCACATCCGTCAGTTCCCAAGAAAGTGTTTCATCATTCCACCTTACATCCATAAGTCTATTAGTGACATCAGGAGTTACGTTAATTATGTCTCCTTCAAAAATCTTCTTATCATACTTGTCTGTTAGCCCTGTGTATTGGCTGATAGTCTTAGGGTCTACTACATAAGAAATTGGCATTGTATCAACAAACCGCTTATAGTCATTGTCCTCAACCTCCACATTATCGCAAATAATATGTTCGAGATTAACACCTTTGTCTTTGAAATACGGACGTTTTCTGACAACGTAATAGCCACATACCCATTCACCATTGTCTACACGTTTTCCTCTAAAAAGTATTTCACGCATTACCGTTCTCCTTATTGCCAAACTTTTAGTGCCGTTTTCTTTGCGCCTTGATACAATATCTTTTTGTATATTTCATGTTCTTCTGCGGTCAATGATCTTGTGTTACCAAATAGATTTAGCGATTTATTTTTTGTGTTATTGTTAGCAAAGTTTTGATTTTGAATATTCCTACTATAAGCCATATTATTATCACCATCCATTCATAGTTCTTCTTGTTCTTTTTCTTTCTCGGCAATATACTGTTTGATAACTTTTAGTATCCTATTTTGCAATTCATTGGAAATTTCAATCTCGCAAACGTCTGAAATGCAAGTCTGCCTTCTTTTAAATTTTAACTTTGGCTTTGTAAAAATCAAAGTCGGACAAGAACTGTAACGAGTGCAAAATCCTTTTACAAATGTTTGTATAGGTCTTATCTCTTCCTCAATCTCTTTATATTTTTTGTATTGTTTATCTGTCATTGTTATACCTCCTTCTAATAGTCTTGCAGTTTCTCATCTGTTGGTTCGTCCTCAGGTCTGCCTTTGTCAAAACCCAACGTACAACCGCATTCAAAACAACAGCCTGCTAGGTCGGCAGAGCATTCCACATCATCGCCATATTCACGATATCCCCAAGCACAATCCTGACAGCACTTCATGACAGGGTCTACACAGCGTGTTGGCAAATCGTGTGTAATTTTTTTACCCATTTTCAATCTCCTTAAAAAACTCTCTCGGTTCAAACCATTTATCTTCAATGATATTTCCTATTCCGACAACTAATCTATTTTCCTGTTTTACTCTAACATAATGACCTTTTATATCTTCCCATTTTGCAACACCCACAACGTCCATAATTCTTGTAAGTGCTTCAAGTCCCTTTTCAGAACCTTCAAACGATGTTCCGTTGAAAAAAGCTAAGTTATAATCGCCAAAACTAGCTCCCCAGCCTGAGCCTTTAAGAACTATAGAAAAGGTAAGGCAACAATGGTCACCTATTCCCAGTGATACATCAGTTATTTTAGCGTTTTCATAAATAGTGTTAGTGTTGCATTCTGCCGAAGGTGTATTTTTTTATTACAGGTGCAGGCTCGTTTTCTTTTATGTAACGGGTAAAAAATACGCCGCATTTATAGATTTTTTTGTTAAGCGGACATTGTTCACAGTTCATATCTGAATTAGTGCAAACCTCAACCGCCTTTTCAAACTCCTCTTTCGTTATCATATTCTGCCTCTTTCTATAAATAAAACTAAATTTTTATATATTTTTGTTTATCCATAATACCACCTAGAAGTAATTTGTTTTAACTTTTCTTTATCGACTTTTAACAGTTCTGGATTGTCATAAATATTTCCAACTATTTCTGATATCATTTGGTTTTCATAACACGTTTCCAAATATAGATTAGCGAGATCGATTGTGTTATAATATAGATTTATTTCACCAACTGGGATGCCAACATCGAACAATTTCCATGTGAGTTCTTCAAAATCCCATCGCACTTCCATAAGTCTATCTTGGAGAACATTAATAATATCACCCTCATAAATTTTGCCGTTCTCATCATTAAAATTTGTATACTGACAGACTGTCTCAGGAATAACTTCAAACTCTACCAAGCCATCCAAATTGGAGCCAGAGCGAAAGTTCTGAATAATAAAATGCTGGGACGTGTGGGAATCTTTTGATTTACAGACATAATATCCCTCGACCCATTCGCCGTTGTCTACACGTTTCCCTCGAAATAGTATTTCTCGCATATATATCCTCCTACTATTTTTTATTCACTAAATAAAACTTATTTTATCAATCTTTGCCTAAATTACAAAACCATTCAGAGAAAATTTGAAGAGGTAGTAATGAATAATAAATAATAAACTGCAATGGTTCCAACGCCATACACAGTACAACATATAATAAAGCCAAGAGTTTTTTCTCGTTTTTGTTGTTTTTAAATATCTTTATTACTTGTGGGATATGAAGCCAAAAATGTAAAATATCATCTGGGCTACACAAATCATCTTTCCAATAGCCATCAGTTATATGCCAATACAATCTCCACATTTTTTCTTTCCTTTCTGTTTGAATTAACGATGTTTATAAATGCACAGCGAAGTCGTTTTAATATGTACACACATGATAATCAAGTATTTTTAATTCATTGGATTTATTAATTGGTCTTGTCGGAAAGATCTTAAAATTCCACCACTCAGAACCGTCATATTCCTCACGTTCAAGCCAAAAGTCTTTTCCTACGACAACTAAATCTGCGGCAATTTCTGCGCGACCAAAACCATTGTCGTAACTAATGTGTTTCGCCTGTTTTTTAAAATCAGCCCAACTATAATAGGTTGCATCTTTTATTCCTACCCACTCTACATCGGCTGGGGATTTGCCATTGCGTTCAAGTCTTTCTATTGTCTCTTGTAATAAATTCATTACCATTTTACTCCTTAATGCGTATTTGTACTGTCTTTTAAAAAATGTTTCCTTGCAATTTCTGAATTTTTATGTAATATCTCAAAAACACACATATCATGGAGTTTGCCATCGGATAACATCTCTACCTGATGCAAAATCGCTATGCGTTCGCCACCGATTTTTTTTACTAATTTTTCGTAGCCATCGACAGCGGGGTTATCTGCATATGCCCAAAACTCAATTCTATTAATCCCTACATGATCCAACAAATATATCAAATGCTTAATGACATCATTTATCAGGATTATATTATTGTTGATAAATGAAATGAGTCCAAGGCTGTCTATACTTTTTGTTATCCAATTGATATGATATGAGAAATATCCCGTTACTTCGCCTTTATCATTAACACACACAAAGTCGTGCCTGTCAAAATTATTATCGGCAATTGATATTTCCCTGTTGCCGGCACCACTATAATACATATACTTTGGTTGGTACCAAGTTTCAATATATTTCTGGTTAAGCTCTTCTTTATATAATTGAGCCGATTTAAACATCGCTTCCACCTACCATTCGTAATCTATTGATGATTTTAAAATCATTTTTTACTGTTCGCATCTTTTCAACACCTTTAGTGTATAATGTCTGTCCGTATGACTCTTTTCAACCTTTCACTGCTTACCTAAAAGCTGGGTCAGTAAATTAACGAGGTTCTTATTTTCCTTTTTAAATTGAACTATACATTCTAATTCTTCAACTTCGTCTTTATACCGCCTACGCTTTTGACGAATATTCTTAAGCTGTGTGGCTAGCTTTGCACGCTCTTTATAATTAAGATTATCAAGCTCCAGCATATGTAAAACATCTTGTGTTTTCTTTTCTTCGGCTCTTTGTAGTTCTAAGGCAAACTGATATTCGTTTTCAGATTGAATTATCAAATTTAAAAAAGCCGATATTATATCCGAATTACTAACAATAATCAACTCGTTACTATAAAATTAATAACTATCCCTTATATGTAAAAAGTTTTTCAACTACCTTGAATTGATTATTTTTATTTCTATCCAATGTTCGAGTAAATGGCCTTTCCCATACACAAACGAAGTCGTCTGGCGCTTCAAGCTCAGATATAAAAACCTGATTGTCTTTTCCAATCTGTCTCATGTAATCCCAAAATTCTTCCGAATTAAATTTTCCAGACGTATAGCCCGTTGTATTACTGTATGGAGGATCGGCATACACAACCGAACCTGCGGGAATAACCACATCTTTATAATCATTACAAGTGAATACAGCGTCCTGCAAATTAGCAAAGTCTTTTAGTATACTACGCTTGCTTTGTGCCGCATAATTAGTACCCGTTTTGTTGCGGGCATAACCACCAAAGAATTTGCCACCAAAGGAACATCCAAATCCTACAAAGCCAGTCAATGCTGGATTGTCATCTTTGTTATCTCTTATTGATTTATACATCTCTTCTGAAATAACTTCTGGCAATTCGTATCCGTCCTGCAATGCCTGCCATAGTGCGACCAAATATTTATGATTGTCGTTACAAATGACACTTTTAAAATGCGGCGCTAACTTCGACTCCACCGCACAACTTCCACAAAACAAGCTAATTAAGCATCCGTTACTCTCTCTCTCTCTCGATTACTAACGCAATCGAGGCTGCTATTCGGCTCTTTCCGCCTTGATATCTCATCGATTATTACCTCCGAAATTTGCTTTGAAATTCTTGATTTACCACCTAAGTATTGAATTGCAATCACCTCGAAAAAAATAGCGCACCATTAAGGTGCGCTATCATTACTTTATAGGTTGCTTCACAATGTCATAGATATCTTGAAGCTTTTCTTTTTCATCTTTGCTCTTATCATTAATTATATCATACACAACCTGACACACTGTTTTTGCGCCTATACCTATTCCAATCTGGCGTGCTCGTTTAAGTTGCGCTGTGTATGTCTCGATAATTTTTTCCTGCTCTTTTCTTTTCATAGTTATCCTTTTATGTAACGGGGACAAGCCCCGTTTTGTCATTCATCACATTCGTCGTCAAAGTCATCGCAATCATCGTCATATTCTTCGTCATCAAAAGGCTCGTGGTTGTCACTAACCTCACCACATCCAACAAAATTATTTGGCAAAGGCACGTTAGAGTCTTCTAATGGAAGTTTTAATGTCTCCAACTTTTCAATCATTTCATCGACAACCTTGTTATATGTCGCCCTTTCTTCACAAGTACGGAGACATATATCCCCTTTATTCTGACAAGGTGTGATTGAATCGAATTGGCATTTCTTTAAATTCATTGCGCAATTCCTCCTTAAATAGAATTATTTTATTAGGTTTTTCAAATAGTATTGAAAAGTTCCTAATATGTAAATTGGTGTATAACGTTTATCGGGCATAAATACAATTTGTAGCCCATATCTATGATTAAAACTATGCAATGACCCAAGGTAACTTTTTGAATTATATTCAGACCTATAATTGCTATTCACCAAATCAAAATAATTGGCATTCTCTATGAAAAGATATTTTGTCTTCGCCTTTGAGATTGCGAATTCTTCTTCAAAGCGCTTTCGTTCTTTCGTGAAATTAATTGCTAACTCATCTAAACTTGCTTTGCGTTCTACATAAATCTGATTATCAAAATATAAATCTCTTGGTATAGCCAACTCCTGATTAGCCTTTATATAAAAGCTATAATCTCCGCAACTTAAAGCACGCTTCTCGTATGCAATTTTATGCTTGTCAAAATACTCGGTTATATGATCGTTCTTTTTTTCTCTTGTATCTATAAGAACTACCATCATTTTCAAAAGTTCTTTTGCCTCTATATCATTGAATTTATAATCTTCAATAAACGTCTAAATCACCGCCTTTTTATATGAATTAATCCACCACTCCACGGTGCCTGGAATGGCTATATATTTGCCGTTATCAAATCGAGTTTTATTTTTCTTTTCAAATCCATCAATTTTAATTAAATCCTTTTCGGCAATTTTGTTATATTCAAAGATTTTCTTCTTCAGTTTTGCCTGTGTAATCTGCCCCTTAGAAAGCGAGTACATTGTAACTAACGGCGAATAACGTGTATTTACATCTAAAATATAAACCACTTTGTTGAGCTTTGGATTTACATAGTCAACATATCCCAAAAGTTCATACTCGGTATCCATTCTCTCTTTGAGTGTAAACTCACATGGAGTGACAAAATCTGCGGTCTCAATTATAAACTTATTTATGTCTACGTTTGAAAACTGCTTTGCCGTTTCCTTCCCTGCACATGCACTTGCAACTTTTAACTGCTTTTCATTTAGCTCTGCCTTTTTTAGTGTACTTCGTTTTCTTAAAGAGTAATAATACTCGCAGGTCGCAAGTAGTTTTCCTACTTCGCCAAATTCTTTAAAGTAGTCAAGCTTAATTAATATGTCGATAGCGCCTCTTCCAATTTTCAATTCGTATAGGTCAACAAGAAGTTCGGCAAAGTTGACATACTTTTTATCTTTAAGAGCGTACAAGTTGTCGCCAATACCTTGACCTAATCCTTTAACCGACATTAACCCTTTATAAATTGAATTTGTATCACGGTCGCAGAAATATTTATCTTTTGACTTTCTAAATTTTATACCGCAGAGCTTAATACCTCTCTTGCGCACGCAGTTTGTTATTGATATTGTCTTTTCAATATCGTCGTCGAATGCGTTGAGTTCCGCTGTTAGAAATTCTAACGGATAATAATGCCGCAGATATCCGCAAATATAGCCTATCCATGAATATGGTTTTGCATGGTTTTCAGAGAAAAGATATTCCGAAGCATCCTTAATAACTTGTAGAAAGTTTACGATAAGTTCCTCGCTCTTTTCTTCAGTGGTGTTATATTTTTCTTTCATGGTTTTTATGAATCCTGCTTTGATATCTGGAATAAACTTTTCAGTACCTGTTTTCTTTGCAAAACCACGTCGAACAATATCGGCTTGACCCATTGAATAACCACAAAATCTATGAAGAAACTCTATAACTTGCTCTTGATAAACTAAGAACCCAAGCGTTGGATTCAACATTTCATTCAGTGCTTCATGACCATTATCATGGAATATTCCTTTAGCCAAATCATTTCTGTAAGATGCACCCGCTGGTCTAATAGCTCCATTGCCAACAGAAAGCAAATCCATATACGTCATATTCGGGTTTACTTCTTTGATTCGTTTAATTGTTTCGTCACTAAAAAGTTGTTTTAAATACCTAGAAGCCGACTCAGATTCCCATTGGAATATACAGGTTGTATCATCTCTGATGTCTTTCCAAACCTCGATATCGTCTGGTGTATTGTTAGGGTTTAATCTTTCAATGTGTGCCAAATCGCAAGCTTCATTAATCGCGCCGATATTATCAAGTCTAAGCAAATCAAGCTTAACAAAGTTCAGCGATTCAACTTCTTTCATATTAATCTGTGATATAGGATATTCGTCGGTACTACTTGTAAAAGTTCCAAACCAATCATTAAGTGGAAATGGCGAAACCACAACACCTGCTGGATGATTCCCCACGGATACTATAGTACCGCTAATCGACTCCGCCCATCTAAACAACTCTGGATATTCTTCTTTCAGTTTTTCATAATCAGTGTCAAGTCTTTTACATATGTCAGCCACTGTATCAAGCGGTATTTCTAAAGCACGACCTACATCACGAATTGCACCTTTTAAAGCCACGGTATTAAAAGTGATTATATCACAACAGAATAATTTTTCTTTGTTGTAGAGGTAATCTTTTACCTTTGGAATATCTTTCTCATAAAAGTCTGTGTCGATATCAGCCAAAGAAACACGTTCGACATTCATAAACCTTGAGAAGTTTAAATGCTCCTTTATACTATCAATATCGGTAATGTGTAGGCAATACGCAACGATACTTCCCGAAACGCTACCTCTTGCGGGGCCATAACCGATGCCGATTTCACGACAATGACGTTTGTAGTCTTCGTCAAGCAACATAAAATCTATCGCATTATTATGTTTGAATGTTTCAATTTCTTCCTTAATTCTTTGAATGTACTCGTCATAGTTATCATATTTATCAATACCACGTTCTTTGATGCCCTGATAAATTTTTTGTTTAAAAACCTTTTCGGGATCATCATATAAATCTGGATACTTATATCCCTTATCAAGAGTGAATGGTTCAATCATATCGGCGAGAACATTGGTGTTCTCAATGGCTTCAAGATAAACATTTGGAGGTAAAGCACCCTGCTTTTCATAAGCTTCACATAACTCGTCGTATGATTTAAAAACGAGATCACACTGATCCTCGCTTTCAAAATGCACCTTTTTAGCCTTTTGTAATATAGCTCTACTTGCCGCATGCTCTTCGTCAATGCTGTGAGTATCAGTTCCCGCAATGAGCGGAACACCAATTGTTTTAGACAAAAACGCAAGTTCAACGTTGTAGTCACATTGTTCAGCAAATGGATGATGCTGTATTTCCAAAAAGCAACGGTTTTTATTATTCTTTAGAAACCCGATAAATCTATCACGCAGGTCTTCATTAGTGCCATGTAGAATACCACCAAGGCAAGCCGAGGTCACAATAATGTTGTCGCTCGTATTAATAAGCTCGTCCATTGTGATTCTTGGTTTAGAATAAAAGTGCCCGTCCTTTCTATTAAAGGAACTGGACACCAAAGCGTTTAATTCATTTTTGCCGTCAAAATTCTTAGCAATAAGAATAACATGATAATTGTCGTTAATTTTTTCTTCAATGCCTGCGGTAAGATAACATTCACAACCGTGGATATATTTCATGCCCGCTTCTTCGATTGAATTCTTTTTATGAACCCATTCAAAAACCGAGCCGTGTTCTGCAAATCCAAAAGCTTTCATGCCAAGTTCTTTCGCCCGATTTACATAATCAATATACTTTGTTGTGCTGTCAATATTTGTTACGCCATTTGATAAATCAGAGTGAACATGAAACGGGGTATAATTCTTCAGAATAATTCCTCCTCATCAATCGTATAGCAAATGTTTCTAAAGCGACATAAATTGTTACAATAAAAATATTGTTCGTTCTTTTGAAATTTATCGGTATCATAAATATTATCTATAACATTCATAGCCCATTCACAAGACTCTTCATAGTCTTCTTTATTAAAATCTATGATATGTAAATCACCGCTTCGTATAAAGTTCCAACCGATCTTATCTGGATAACGATTGTATAACTTTTTTATCCCCATGCAATAAATGTATAGCTGCTTTTTGTAAAAGTCATAATCCTTAATTTTGGCTTTCTTGATACTGCCATTTTTGTTTAGAGGACTTTCGGCAGTCTTATGGTCAAGAACAACCAGTCGGTCATCGTTGTCGATATATATGAGGTCGATAAAGCCTATAAATTTTTTGCCATGAAAATCACAATCAATCTTTTTTTCAACGCCAACGACACGTTTTATAGGGAACATTTGTTTGCTGAAATTAGAAAAGTATAAAATACCGATTTGATGCAGTTTTTCGGCTCTTTCCTCATCTTGTGAGCCGTTTAGTATAACGGATTTGCGGAAAAGTATCTCAAACTGATTTTTCATATTTTCAACAGAACACTTACCTGTAAAGAAGTTTTCAAGGACTTTATGACAAACTGTGCCAAATTGCCCATAAATATTCTCAATACCTTCTTCGGCGTCAAGATATTTTAATCTCCACTCAAATGGGCATTGAGTGAATGTTTTTAAATTGCTAAAACTCCAGTTTAAATCATCAAGAATAAAATCATATCCGTTCAATCAATCACCCTTTCTCTACTGCTATATAGTTCTTCCCACACTTGCAAGCCATTGTCTATCGGGGATTTCTTTTCACTAGGATCACCAAGCAAATTTTTTGTGTCATTGATATAATAAAGATTAGTAAATCGTGACAGCAACTTCATGTTGTCATTATAATAATCCTCAAGTTTTTTATCTTTATCAAAAGCAATAACCACATCACAATGAAATCCTAATATCAATTTGATCTGTTCGTATGTTAATGCCGAAGTTTCTGCGGCGACTTGATTTCGCATTCCTAGTTGAAATGCTTTCATACAGGATTTAATGCCCTCAAATATAATCATTTCGCCTTTTTCTTTTACATACTTTTGTGCCTTATTTAATTCCTGCAAATAGTCCATACAGCCAACTTTATAGTAATTAATGTACTTCGGAATATCTAATTTCTTATATTCCTCATAAATTGTGCGACCTTTTACGTTTATGAGGTTGCCGTTCAAATCGTATACTGGATAAACAATCCTATCGCGCAATGTATCGTATCGAATGTTATACGCATCAATTGTTTTTGAATTTATACCCTCTTCCTCCCATAGTTTAATTGGGCGTTTATCGTACCGATTATAAACGCCCATATCAAGTATAGGATGAACAAATGGTTTCGCATGTTTGATTGGTTTGTATTCTTTAAATACTTTAATTGTATCAGAGACTTGTTGTCTCACAACAGAAATATTACCAAAGTCGGCTGCCATGTCTACTGCGGTTTGATATGAAGCCTTATGAAACATTTGAATAAAGTCGATAAGATCGCCAGTGGCATCGCAACCGAAACAGTGATAACGGTTTTTAGTTGTGTCAATTTTAAACGAAGGCGTCTTTTCATCATGAAAAGGGCATAGTCCCACAAGCGTTGTACCGACTTGCTTAAGATCTATATATTGTTTTATATAATCCTCTATCCGTATATTTGACTTTATATTTGCAATAGTTTCAGGACTTATATCTTTCTTCATAATTTCCTCTATTAAAACGGTTCTATAGCTGTGGCATGCTGCTTTTCTGTTTCGTCTATACGCATCTTTGAACCGTCAAACACAAAGTCTATGTATTCGCTGTCGTCCATTTGCTCGCCAAGTCTGTTTAAAGATATGTTGAGTCTGTAGTTTCCACACTCTTCACCATCCATGATAATTTCATCACTTGTTTTATTACGCCATGACATACTTACCGAAGCGTATCTTTCAAGCTTATCAGAATCGGCAACTTGGTTCTGCCTATTTAACTGACAGGCCGCAAGAACGGCTAACTCCAAAACTCCTGCAACTTCATTTTTTAAGAAATCACAACGACCGCCTAGTTCGTTATACAATGCTGACGAGTCAAGTGTGTTGCCTTTCATATAATCAAAAATTACAAATTGTAAGCCAATCTTATATTTAAGGATATTACATATTGCATAGATTTCTTCATTGGTAAACTGCGGATTATAAATATGCACAAATGGCTGTTCCTGTATCCAAGATTTTGCCTCTTCTATCTTGGCACTTTCCTCTTCACTGTAAAGCCCACTTTTAACTTTCTTTAATTCTACACCTGAAATGTTAGCTATCATTCGTTCTAGGAATAGTCTGTCTGCCATCTCCGTATCAAAATACACAGTTGGGATTCCCATTCTTAACTTGTGAATTGCCTCATTCATCATAAAACAACTTTTGCCCATTTTCATTCTCGCCTTTAGCAAAACCAATTCCGTTGTCTCATAGGTGAAATAATTATTGATAGTAGGAAATTTTGACGGCAATCCGAACATACCATTGTCTGTACGTCTTTGGAGCACCTCATCCCACAATTCTCCAATCTTATCACCAAAGATTTCAACCGAGTTTGTTGCCAAAAACTTCTCAGTAATATCGCCGATGGACTTATATACCTTATTATTAAGTTGTTCTAAGTCTATTTCGTCATTGTAACATTCCCCAGATAATTTAGATAACAGTCCGTGAAGTTCACGTTTAAAGGCAAACTCCATTACTTTATTAACAAGCATATTGTATTCCGAAGAAGACGATCGTGATATTGTAGAACTCAGTTCAATAAATTCTTGCATATCTTTTACGTTAAATTTTTCGGTCATACGTTTAACTGCCTGATTGGTATTAATCATACTCTCAATATTAAAGGCATCTATCTTGTCAATACCCTTTTTATAAAGCTCCTGAATAGCCCAATAAATACATCCGTTTTCTTTATTGTAAAAATGATTTGGCTTCAAATGGTCGCTTTGCATAATAAATTCGGGGTGATGTACAAGTGTGGCAACAATACCACTTTCTGCTTCTTTGTCATAAAGAGCTGTTCTAATACTGCATACCCCCTTTACTTAAGAATTTTATTAAAACCTTTTTTATTTGGCGGCTTTGATTTAAAGGTGGTAGATGATGTCGAGATATTATCATAAGGCAATTTTATAGAAACAGAATTTTTCTCATCTTTATATCTATCATACGCTTCCTTGAATCTTCTATCGTTAATCAGATAGTGTAAACCATAAGGTGATTTTATATTCTTTATTTTCATCTTGAGGTTATATTGTAAAGCAAATAATAGATATCCACTGTCAACGTTCTTATCAAATACTATATTATTAATTGCCCCACGCAACTGTTTGACAACAACAGAGGGATCTATTATTTCAATATAGAGCTTAATAATTTTGTTTATATTTTCTCGTTCGGCAAAACATTCTCTATGATAATATAGCCCTTTGCTCAATATCATTTTGTTGGCTGGAAGTTTTTTATCTGCAAATTTACAGTGAGCATATCTGCAACAATAAACTTTCTCTTTCATTATTTTTCAACACCAGATTCAAGTAAATACGTTGCCTCTAAATCGGCTTCATGTAATGCTACGACAATAGGGTAATATTCCATAGCTTTACCCAGAGCATTATAGTTTTCTTTTGGTTCCGAAAAACCCATATGCCAACGTATTGCATATTTTTCTTCCGCTGTCAACTTCATAAACTCCATAATCATCATTACCGACTTTTCACCGTGTCCATATGGGTTCTTGTCGTCGATAATATAAAACGGATATTTTTCCCATACACCGTCTTCATTTTTACGGTTACGCATTTCAACAGCATAGAAATTTGCCTTACAAATATCGTGGAGCAAGGATACAATAATTATAGTGTCTTCTCTCGATAGCGTAGATTTCCAAGTCTCTGTTTGGCTTTTTGCCTTCAACATTTTGTATACATTCATAGAATGCTGTAGTAGACCGCCTGGGCACGAGGAATGAAATCTTGTGCTTGCAGGCGCAGAAAAGAAATCTGTCTTGAGTTTAAGATAAGCGATCAGTTTATCTATTCCCTCTCTATGGGTCGATAAAAGCAAACTTTCAAACTCTTGTGCAAGCTCATTATTTATTATTTCTGCCATTTTATTACCTCCTAAAAAAGAAATCAGGTAGTCTAAATTAATAGACTACCTGTAGTAATGATTATTTGATTAGAATGGGAGGTCGTCCTCATCGATCTCTTGTGGCTTATCAGCCTGCTTAGATTTATTGACAGTCTTGTCGGTAGTGTTATTGTTATTACTCTTCGTTCCGTGTTCTAAAATGTCGAAATCAAAAGCTGTAATCTGCATCCACCATTTTGAATTGCCTTCCTTGTCTTTATAGGAACGATTAGTAAGCTTTGCCTTATTGATATGAATTCTCTGGCGGTCTTTTAACTGCTTTGCTTTTTCAAGAGCACCACCAAGAAAAACAATGTTCCATGACGAGTTTATGTAATCACCATTCTGGTTTTTCTCGGAAGTCGAGTACCTTGCCCTAACTACCTTTTCTTCAACTTTTGGCTCGAAAACTGTTCCATAAGATTCTGTAATAAAAATCATTTGCTAACACTCCTTTATAAAATGTGTTTATTTATAGACAAATGTGTAATATTATACACATTGTTCTAACCAATAAATTTTATTAAATTTCCAAAGTAATCTGCATTTTCGTGCATTTACTTTCTTGCAATGTTTAGTTTTTGATTGAAAATTTAAAACCAATTGTTCTGGATATAAAGCAGTAACGTATCCTGTATGAGTTTCTCCGTTTTTATATGTATAAGAAACTAAATCTCTATGCCTAATTCCTAACAAATTATTAGTTTTCGCCTTTGATTTCCTTCTCATTGGTTTAATAATCCATTCTTTCACATCACAATTATCAGGAATACAATCTGTAACACATATGGCATCATTGCCGTGGGATTTTTCCACATTCCATTCAATACGTTTATTAGCAGTTTCACCACCATTGGTCAGATGTAATGAACCCAATTCAGAAATCTTTTCTCTTAAATAAGTTTTCCCCTGCATCACATGCATTGCATAATCAAATCTTTTTGGTTTAGATTTAATCATATTAAAATACCTGTCTTCAAAATCCCGTTCCCTGCCTTCTGTTTTCTGATGGCAGCCAGAGCAAAGTGTAATCAGATTTCCAATGGTATCTGCTCCACCATATTTTCTTGCCCTGATATGGTGTACTTCTAATACACAATTGGATTTTCCGCATTCTTGACATCTGCATTCATCTCTCAGGATAGTCGCTTTTCTTAAATTTTCATCCAAACGGTTAGATTTCTGATACTGCCATCTATAAGGTTTATAATCATCTGTCAATGCACGAATATCTATGCAAACATCTTCAAGATGATATTCCTGAATATTAACCCACTTATTAAGCTGATATAATACCCTTAAAATAGCGTCTTTCTTTTGTTTGATACTTGGCGCTAATCTACAAGTTCTTTTAGAAGATGAACGGTTATTAAATCTGGCTTGCCTGTATCTTTTATGATAACGATGATAACGTCTATGTCCACGTCTTACATCCATGAGATGCTTTACATCCTGGCGTTGCTCAATTGTTCCTTTAAAAACCACTTTGTTTTTGGTAGGACATTTCTGAACAATGGCGAGACCAACATGAGCGGAGCCGTCATCTATGCCGCAAACTATATGACTTTCATCGTCTTCATCAGATTTAACTTCTTTTTCTAATTGTATCACCATAGGATATTTGCTTTTTAATTTAGCTCTGCTCTTTCTGACCAGATACCAGCCCTTATTCACTTTTGTCGGTGTTAATGGCCGATTGTTTTTATCAACCACAAAACAATATTCAATTCTATTTTCCATCTCTGGATACCTTCCTTTCGGAGTAATTTTCGTCTTGCCAATGTCGGAGAGGGCATATGTGTTTCTCTGTTATCTATGCAGGACATTAGCATAGTTTCTTGATTGGCACTCACAGAGCTTCAGACTGACGAGCACATCTGAAGGTGTGTCTTTAACCTTTTCTCTAACGCAGTTCGTATCTGCAACATATCTTTCGATAACAGCAGTCACTGAGGCTTGAAACCTGTTGCTAAGCAAGTGTGAACAAGAAATGTAATCATACATTTGTCCACTTATTTACACTTTTGTCTATAAAATAAACCGCTTAACAATTAGTCCTTTTAAGTTTTTCAAGTTCGTTATGTAAAGCCTCAGACTCTTCTATTGATTTTATGTGATTCGGATTACCTGAAGCAATAAACTTTCTAACCGTATCACCGACCATGGTTTTTAATTCACCGCTCTGCTTACTGATATTGCATGCAAGCTCAAAGTTTGCTCGGTTCATATCGTTAAGCTGGTTTGTAGCTTCTGGCAAATCTTCGCCCTCGTATAGATAAAGTCCAAGTCCATGTCTACCACAAGCTTTAGTAATAGAACGCTGTACAGCCTTATTTGCATCTGTAGATTTAATATTCTCAGCCTCTATCGCTTTGTTTCTATGATCCATAATAGGAAGTCTTTCGATTGCCTCAATTCCGTTAATTGTTACGCCTGTTTTTACCCAGCCCGTTTTGCCGTCATCGAACCAAAATCTGCCGTCAGGATTTTCATATACGCAATATGTAGCATCGGGAAATTTCTTTTTAACCTCTGCCCAAGCACTTGCCCATGACAAATACGAAAGGCCGTTCTTATCTGAGACTTTACTAGACACGTCAATGTCATATAAAATCTTAAAATAATTAGTCTTTCTTACGGGTCTTTTCTCAACCGGTACCGGTGTTTCAACTTTTACTATTTCATCACTCAATATCGTTCTCTTCCTTTCGTTTTAGTTTCCATAAGGGGTGCAAAATTTCTTTTTGCACAAAATAAAAAAGCGACGCAAACCACGTTAATTCACGGTTTACATCGCTATTTTGTTATGTTTGTTATGTGACATTTTATTTTTTGCCTATGAATATCTTCTTCCATTGTAGATAGGCATTATAGATAATTTTGGGCGTCCCAATTTTAAAATTAAATTCTTCTTCAAATAGTGATTTTAACTGACTATTCTTGAGAAATTTCATACTCTGAACATTCTGCTCATACTGCCAAAACTTATAAAACAGAGCCGAACGTTTTAGACTTAGTATACTGAAATCTTTTTGAACTATATAATTGCAATGACCGCTAAGATTTGGGTAAGACAACTTCTTACAAGATTTAATAACGAAACTATCGTCAACCCTGCCGTCACCTGGTTTTGGCCGCCCAATATCTTTTCGTTTAATAAGATATTTTGAAGCACAAATATCGTAAACAAAATTATTCTGCAACACACGTTTGTCTTGAAAACTTAGTTCACATAACTCAAAAAAGCTTTCTGGATAATTACTAAAAGTAACTCCGTCAACGTAAATGGTTCTATTTTTTACATCAACATTTGCCACTTCAATAATTGGAATATATTCTTCTGGCATGCCCAAATAAACCAGCAGTACAACAAGCATTTCATAAATATACGTTTCTTTAATATAACTGTCTGACATTAAATACTTGTATAGGTCTTCATAGCTTGCAAAGAATTTTTCAAAAAACTTTTGTTCAACATCCATCATATTATAACGGATTGATATAAATTCATCCATATAAGGATAGTCCATAAACGTCAAATAGAGTTTTAGCAATCCTTTCATATTACGAAAGCCGTCATAGCTGTTAATACAACTATTTAATACAACTTTAATCTGATTGACGTTCATTCTCGAAATGTCTTTTTTATATTCCTTTTCTAATGAAGACATTTTGGAAAAGCTGTAGGCATAGTTCTTTAGCGAAGCTTCTGAGCCTGTGTCCTCTACAATTTTATTCAAGAATTTGATTTTTGGTTTTGGATTAAAAAAATTTTGATTTGCATAATCTTCAAAACCATTATCAAATGTCCAATGATTTTGATTGTTAGACATACATAACACCCCTTTACACTCTCATTTATTATATCATATATCTTATACGCTGTCAACTTTACAATTGTCCATCGTCTAATTTGAAATTTTCCTAAAAAGATCTGTGTTATGTACGCCAGCCTGAAACGCCTTTATCACTATGGGCGTTGCGTACACCATAGCCGTAGCTATTTTGTCAAGTTGCTCGTCATTAAATGTACCAAGCTTTTTTAATATTTGCCACTTATTAATGACCCATTTACTCTCAGCCTCTACGGTAGAATCACGTTTTAAGCCCTCGACCTCGGAGGCTTTGAAAGTAACATGAGTTGGAAGCTCTGAATTATTGCGCTTAGTTGTTAAAGGTAAAACCTCAACCATAGGACTTACTGCATTACCCACATTATTTGATACTATAACTGCGGGTCTCTTACCACCTTGCTGATGTCCAATATTATTTGATAAATCAACAAGCACTAAATCCCCAGTGTAGTATGCTTCATATTTTGACAATACAATTCTCCTTTCTATTAATATTATGTAATGTGAATAATGCAAAAAAATTGATTACATATGCACCCCTGGAAGTAGACGTGCAATTATGTTCAACTTTTCTCTTGGTGTAAATTCAACAAACAACGCATTATCATCGTTTTCTTGGCAATTAAAAATATCGTCATATAGCGTATTGAAATAGCAATCTTCAAGCTCGTTACCATAAAGCTCGAATTCAAATATGGTCTTGTCAATAACCAAATGACTACCCTTTACAGGGACGATAAACATCGCCCCCGTAATATCGTCGCAGTCACCATTAATTGTCTTATACAGCCCTTTAATCTCGCAATATTTTTTATCGCCTGATCGCTCAAAATCTATTGCAAAAATAATAAAGGTATGATTATTATTCACAACGACTCTAATGTTATTAATATGAATCCCATTAAGACTCATTTCCGTGTTCTTTATTTTCATTAATTCCCCTTCTTTTTTGCGGTTTCAACGTAGTTGGAAAATTATAACCAACTATATACCCCTCTTTGTCAAAAATATAATCGTCAAGTTTGAACAGCGAACCACTTGCCGACATCCAAGCATAACCCTCCTTGTATAGCTGACGACGAGCTTGCTCATCACAGTTTATAAGTGAAAAGTCACTTGGAAATGGAGTGCCATCGTAGTATGTTTTCTTGTGACGAAACCAATCAATCAGCTCAAGTTGCCTGTCAAGGTTATAAGGCTTAGTTGGTTTCGGCGGAAGCTTTCTGGCAAGCTCGGCTTTTTCGTGAGCTTTTACAATGCCGTAAATTATCCAGCAACCTATAAGCATGAACAAATCAAACATCTGCGTCCACCTTATTTAAGGTTATATTCGCATTCATCAACTATATGCTGAAATAAATCACGCATAGTTTCGAGCTTTTCAAGCCCTTCACTCCACTTATCATACTTTGCCGAGTTTTCATTCTCAGGTTCGTTATCCATATAAAGTTCGATTTGTTCCTCGAATTTTTCAACAACAGCTTGTGCTTCTTCCATTATGCTACTATAATTAATCATATCATTCTCTCCTTAATATCCTAGCCTATCTCTATCTCGTCTCGGTATATTATTATCTCTTTATAATACGTTTACATTTTTGACCTCCTTATCAACATCACAACATTAGCTTTAATCATATATTTACCCCTTTTTGCAAACAATACATACAAAGTATATTCTAAACTTATATGGTTATTATAAGCTTAAAAGCCTTATTCTGTATGTAACTATACCATAAAATCAACTAAATTGCTACAGTTTTTTACATTTGTTCACTATTGTAAACATAACATATATTGCAAAAGGGGGTTATTATCATGCGCATAATAATAAAAATATATGATATAAGAACTCAAAGAGGATATACGCTTCGTAAACTTGAAAAGAAGTCGGGGGTTTCATTTTCTGCTATCAATCTTATCGAGAATGGGCAACGCTCGCCAACACTAGAAACTCTTCGGCTTATTGCTGAGGCGCTTAGTGTATCAGTAAAAGACCTCTTTGATGAAGAAGAATAACGGTTTATTTTTCTTCTTATATATATTATATCACATTTTTATATAAAAGTTATTATGGCTCAAAGTCAAGTGGAACACCATATTTCTTATTAGCGATTAGCTTTATTTTATATTTATCTGCAAGTCTTTTTGCTTCCATATCTTCACGCTCTTTCTGCAAACGGCGTTCTTTCTTACGCTTTATATTTTTAGCCTGTTCTTTCAGCCTTCTCGCTTTTTCTTCTGTTTTTGCTTTTTGCTTTGGAAGTTTGTTTATCCAATAATCTGCCTCATTATTTACTTTGTTACTATTACCCATGGCGTATTTGGCTATGGCTGTATAGAAGCCCGTATACTGATTAGCTTCCTCTATAGGGCATGATACCGTTACTTTATCACCATTAGCAAAAGTAATTACAGTTTCCATCGCATCGTAACGTGTGTTATTACTCTTATTGATTGCCTGCACTTTAGTATAAGAATAATCGCTAATCTTTGGCATACAGAATGTTGCACGGTACGGAGTATACAATTCTTCCGTCTTTTGGAGCGTATTTATCGAATTAACTATTGGATTCATCGCAGCTATCCAACTTTCGTATTTACTTGTTGGTGTACAATCAAACCATTCTTTACTTGTTATATATTTCATTTTAACAACCTCAATCTTTCTGCCATTTTTCTTTATAGTCTTCACGACTCATATTTCCGACCAAAATACTACACAAATCATTTAGCTTATCACAGGTGTCATAATATTTACTAACATCTATGTACAACAATCTTGCTCGAATGACCTGTAAGGCGACAATAAGTTCACCCACTCCTTTCATATTAGCCGACGGAGTATTAATGATTTCATTCTCGAAATACTTTACTAACTTCAACTATACCACCTCACTTATGATTTAATTTGTACAGCCAGTTTTTAAACCATCTTTTGAAACGATACCACAATTTTATCAACCTCCCTGTTTCATCATATACGTCAATAATTTCAACGTCATATAATAACCTGTTGTGATCTGGCTCACGACCTGCATTAAGAATATCATCTATGCCCTCGAACCACATAAAGACTTACCTCCTTGTATCTTGCACTGTTTTAAATATTCAATCGTATTGAATAGAGCTTCAGTCATATCTGCTGTAAAACTTAATGGTGCATCTTCATCGTAAGTCCTTTCACAGCCCTCAAAACTGCCATCAGAATAGATAGTTATAAATTGGTTTCCAACCCGATCAAACACTGTGTCTGTTGCTATGTTGATACAATTGTCACTAGAGCGATCGATATAAAAGAAACCTGCGTCATACCACATTTTTTTTATTTCTAAATCTGTCATATTCAAACAAATACCTCCATAATTTTGCCAACTATAAGATATAGATAAGGCTATATATCAGAATATTTTTTTAATAATTCTTCAACCTTGTCACCATATTCCCAAGAGTAAAACCTAGTGTCATTGCGACATGGAAGTAAATAGCTTGTAGCACCACTACAAGAATTACAGTAATCTTTATTATCGTCACGATGACAACAGGTTTCACAGCCGTCAAAGCCATTAACTATCACATCGAAAGCAGATTTCGCAATCTTTAATAACAGTATCTTTTCAGCATCCATTATTTATCCTCCAAAATATAACCACCATTTAGCTACATTGGCGTCTATTTGCTTCTCTTTAAGATTTGTAATCTTTTTATTATTTTCTTGATACACGGCAATCTGCTTTTTTACAAGCTCATCGGATTTTAATTCTGGATACAGACTTACCAATGTAATAGAACTTTCTGGAGCCGTCATGGCATATGTATCACTTTCATATTCCATATATTGTTTCACAACAACATCAATTTGCTCCTCTATTTTACTATTTTGTTCCTCGTACATTGCAATTTTATCTTTCACAAACTTTGCATCTATAACAGAATGCAAGAAGTAAAACAAAGCTCCAATGCAAATCAAAAAGCCAATTCCAAATACCATAATGCTACAAAAACAAATTTCGTTATCACATATATCATAAGTGACTAATAGAACTGATACTACAACTACGATAATACAAATTCCCAGCAAAACAAGAATCATAATCCATCCCTCCATTTTCAAGAAGCAGGCGAACATTTAGCATTCAAAATTTCTCTTGCAAGTCGCATACAAATACCATTTGCAATTTTGCCAAAATTCGGAATGTTATCCACTGTTGCTTTTTCTTCTTTGAGACAATCTTCATAAATCGCTTTTGTTAAATGCTTTGCAACGGTAGGCATATCTTTGCTATCCCAATCTTCGGGTAATATATTTTCATCAACAAACTTATGTAGTATTTTTTCAACCCTTGCTTTAGTTACTATTGTAGAAGCCAATGACATCTGCGCTTCTTTCTGCACAAGAGCTTCTGAATTGAGTGATTTGTTATGTTTTTGACCTTTAGTTTCTATAAATTTATCGCCCACAATCTTTGTGTAAAATGGCAATCTACTATTAGGATCGTTCAGCCTACTGATATTTTTTATAACTACACCTTCGCCATATTCTCCGCCGAGTTCTGTTTTACCCACGAAACCCGCACAATGTTCCCATGAAACAAAATCGCCATGATAAAATATTGGAACATATGTAAGGCCAAGTTCGCTTACGATTTTTATTACCTCGTCCTGCGGAAGATATTTTTCTTCTATGACATCGTAACAGTCATAAAAATACATATGATTGTATTTATCTTCGGGGTAAACAACTGAGTGCGGAACCAACCATTCGCCAAACAACACAAGATTATCGCCAAGGATTTCTTTTATTTTTCCTTTATCTAAAGTTTGACCCCACTCATAAAAGCCTCTTAAATTATTCTCTTCGTCAAGGATTTTCTTTCGGCTTTGACAAATTACCGTATCGGTTTCGCTATCATATCTTATAGCGGCATTTGCACCATCAATTTTTTCTTCGATGTAAATTTCGTCTCCTGTTCGGAAACCCTCCACAAAGCTTGTGTTCAGCCTTTCTATGTCCATAAATTTCTTATGCTTCATTCTATTGACCCCCATTCTATAAATCGCCATAATAAGCAGGAAAAAGCTTTTCAGTCCAATTATGAGAATTATCTTCAAGCCAGGACGGCATATCATACAGATCGGCAAATTCGGAATCTTTGCAATAAATTCTTTCTTCTCGATCGTCATAACCACCGTACACGTTCACATCAGTTGTAATTACTATCGTTCTTTTTGAAAGACGAACAAGCCATTTTATTATTTGTCGATAAGTCTCATTAAAACTTCTATCTCTAAAAGCGCCCTCAATAAAGATATAGTAATGGTCTTGTACATACCTATAGCCATAATGATTATCTATGTAAAGGCGCTTGTTACGAGCTTCAAATTCGTCAACATTTGTGCTATGCGAATGACCACCCGCCTTTATTATATGAGTATACATAGGTTCTTCTGAACCATCAACAATAGGCAAATGATTTAGTATGGTTTTAAGAATAAATTCTTTTTCTTCTTGAGTCCTACCAAAAGGCGTAACTTCGATATAGCCTTCACAATATGTCCATTCACTCATAATAATTCACCTTTCATATAATTGATTTAACTTAACATTACTTAGTTGGCATCAATCAGCTGTCATTTTTTATAATTATCTTGCCCTATTAATTCTCTGTCGGGCTACTGTAATAATATAATCAAAAGACGGCATCGGTTTGAGTTTAAACTCATTTTTCTTATGAAGATTATCTATCTTCGACTTGATTTCTGCCTTGGGAAGAACCCCATATCGTATATATTTATCCAAAGTATCGTAACTAAATCCAAGGTTATCTTCATCCGTCTTCCCACACAAACCATCAGAAGGAGTTTTCTCAATAAATTTCTCAGGTAAACCAAGAAAGCGACCTATTGATTTTACTTCTTGCACTGTAAACTTCGCAAGCGGTGCCATGTCCCCTGCCCCATCGCCATACCTTGTGGCATAACCAATATAATCCTCAGAATAATTGCAAGTATTAATAACACGCCCACCGACTGTCTGCGATACAGCATAAAGTGTAGCCATACGCAAACGTGCTGGCAGATTTATTGTTGTTTGTTCACTAAGGGTAGTCTCAAGGGCGTCACTGATTTTTGCTATAGCAGTATCATAAACTGATTCAATATTTATTGTTACATTATTAATACCGAGAAACTCGCAGAGTTCATTAGCATAGTTGATATCCGCCTGTTCTCCGTTTGGCATAAGCACGCCGAACACTCTTTCTTTACCAAGTGCTTTAACGCAGAGTGCTGCGACAACAGATGAGTCTTTTCCACCAGATATTCCAATAACGGCTTTGCAACCATTTCCATTGTTTTCAAACCAATCTCTAATCCATTCAACACACATCTCTGCTGCCATGTAAGAATTAAAATCCAGATTATAATTATCGTCATTATAACTCATAAAAACACCTCGCTTAGATTAGAAATTATTATTGTGAAGTCTGTTGCGGATATTAGCAAGTGAGTCATCAATAAGCAATTCGCTATTTCTGAATATTGCCTTTAACTCTTGTTTACTATTGCAGGAAGCTTCTTTCCAAGTATATTCGTCCTTATAACAGAGCTCGCCGTTATCGTTTTTATAAACAAGACAACAACCCTTTTGCGATTTCTTAAATCCGCCCTCTTTAGGGTTTTTGAATATAGGATACGGCTTATGATCGATTTCACAGTATGTTGCCTTAATACAAGAACTAAAGGTATCTCTTGTAAATGGTTTAAGTATTCCATCTTCTTCTACGCACTGAAATGAAAATGAGCCAACGCCAAGTGCAACATTGCTAGCCGCAAAGCCGTTATCCTTTAAAATTTCATATATCCTTTCACAACGCTGGATAGTAATTGAGTCACCATAAATAGCCTTTACATGAGGGTCAAGAACTTTGTATCCCTTACTATTAATTGTGCCACCAAATTCATCCCAAAGTTTAAACACTGTTTTAGTTACAACTTCTATGCAATCACCTGAATCGCCACGCATAAGCATGCAACCATTGTGCGCCATAATCTCCGGTTTTATTTGTGGCAAAACGTTATCAATGACATTCCAATAATCATATGAATCAAGGACAGCAGAAAAACTTGTATCAGGATAAATCTCGGTCAATAATCTTTTAAGCAACGTAACTTCGTCACCATCAACCGCATAATTTGAACACATAACTGCATGTTCGGTAGAGGGCGAACCAAATGCTACAGGCTCTTTGGTACAATCGCAATTATAAAGCTTTTCAAGATATGGTATAACAGGGACTGTTGCTGTATTTACAAAACTCAGACACCAACCAGCCGCCGCTTTAATAGCCGAATCCGTGCATTCTTCACCTCTAAAGTCAAAAGAACCGAGGGCTTTGTTTCGTGATACACTGTCATCACAAGTCTCATCATAAAACTTATTGACGATATCACGATAAGTTGCACCCACCGTTGCGGCAAGCATTGGATGCCAAGCCTCGGCTGATATAAGCGATTCAAGAGCCTGCGGTAGCCATGCAAAATCGTCATGCGTATTAGTTATGCAAAACATCGGAACGTGCATTGGAACCTTTGTTCCTTCTGGTAACGCCCATATCTCAATTGGGAGATAGCCAAGGGCATGCAGGTCTTTTATTTTCTGCAAGCCATATACGCCCTTACCAAGTGAAGCATCCATAATACGCTCATATTCCGAAATGACTTCGTCTATAGGGCGTTCAAAAAATCTTTCATTAAAGTAATCTATCAAATAGGTTTTTACAAAGCCCTGAAGCCCGAACATCACGACTTTGTTCCACATCCTTACACGACTCATTCGTGGCGTAAAATATGAAACGGATTTTGTTATCTTAGTCGGCAACATCTCAGCATGAACCGCTTTATAAAAATCAATAAGTAGCATTGGGTTTATATTATATAACATAACTTGTCACCTCCAAATTAAAACATATCGAAAATCTCAATTTTGTCTGCGTTTACTTCAAGTCCATCGGCACCAATCTTCTTGCGGTAAATACTATTGGTAGAGAAAACCTTTTTGATAAGTCCGCTCTTAATCATGTCGCCGTCGTGTACCGAATTTTCAAGATGTGAAACGTATAAATAAATGTCGCCAACACCATACTCTTTTAGAGCTTTTGCACTATAATAGAAAGTTCCGCCCCTAGAACAAATATCATCAACAATTAATACGTTTCTACCTTTTAATGTGTCTGTATTACCCATGATACTTAATCCATTAATGGTTCCAGTTTTCCAATCCCTATTTTTCATACCGAATACATAAGGCACTTCAAGAATACTAGATATGAATGAATAACGTTTCATTGCGCCTTCGTCTGGGAAAAATAAAATAAGATCTTTCCTAGAAATCTTTTCGTCAATAATATTATCCCTCAAAATGCCAGCCGGTGAAGAATCTCTGATATTGTTTATTAGAGCTGCACCAACGTTTGAATGAATATCAAGCGTAAATACTTTTCTAAATTCCATATTATTGATTAGATTTGCAAATGTTTTGAGCGTAAACATTTCAAACGCTTTTTGTGTACGATCCATGCGAGCATTAGGAACATATGGCATATTCAGATTAATGTTACAAAAGCCCTTGCTCTTTAACCAATCGACACAGCAAGCTAACTGAAATATTTCCGAATCATTGTCGTAAAGCCAAGTTATGTCTATAGGCGCTGAAGTCGCATGCCCAATGAGTTCCACAATGCTATAGGACAGTTTACACGTTCCATCAGGAAATTTAATAATATTAATTGGTTTGGAATCAATAGAAATCATAGAATCCTCCTATTATATAATGTTAATTTGACAACTTTTTGCTACCGTTAAAGCCGCCTGCTTTGCTTCGGGCGTTGTACCTGCCGTAGCATTTTCGATTATATTAATCTTCATTTCGGGAAACCGTGTTTTTAGAATTAAGGCATTTGTAATCACGCAGATATCAGTGCAAAGCCCAACCAAATCGACTTCGTTGTAGTTATCCTCAACTAACTTAGTGGCAATATTAAATGTACCAAATGTCGGCTTATTAATAACATCACATGGTATATTGCTTTCAATAGAAGCGACAGCTATATCATCATGTATTTTCCAACCATTGGTGCCTCTTATACAATGTTCGATAGGTAAATTTTTGCCCTCCTGCGTATCAAGATAATCTTTACTATGGGTGTCTCGTGTAAAAAATATCGCCGCATAGTCGGAACTTTGTATAAGCTTTGCAACATTTGGAACAATAGCTTGGGCTTCCCTAGTTCTCAAACTGCCATTAATAAAATCATTCTGCATATCAATAACTATTAATGCTTTTTTCATATGTAAACCTCTTTTCACATTCACTTCATATAATATAAAATAAGTCCATCTAGGTGCTTACAAGGGTTTTCTTCTTGCCTTTAGCGGTACATTCGATCTTATATAGTTTTATCATTTTTTATTTCTCCTAAAAAATCAAGCATTGTTATCTGCTAAATAGCCTTCCACATCAAAATGAACACCGTCGTTATTACAAATCAAATACTCGCTAAACCTAGGATCTATGTCATAATTATTCAATGTAGTTCTGTCACACTTTTTAAAATATGTTCCTTCCACATCAAACTCTGAATTGGCCTTATCTGTATAACCATATGTATCAAATCCAATACATAATACACTTATATCATAGGAGTGGCAATCACCTCGATATAAAAGTAAATCGTCTACAACGCATAGGCAATGCTCGTCAGTAACTCCATAAGGAGCTCCCGATTTTCCAATAATAACGTCACCAATTTTAAATGGAAATTTATCGCTATCATCGCAGTCACAGGACTCAAATATATCGCCCCGTTTATCTGCCAAACGACCATAACAAGTGCCAAATACACCATAACGAAACTGTTCTTTCAATCTTTTATATTTCAAAACATCGTCAAAATCTATTATATATTTACGATGCTCAAAATGATCAATATGCTGGTCGTAGAACTCGCAAAGCAAATCCTTATGCCTTCTAAGTTTCATCCACATTGTCAATACCTCCCGATCTGCTTGGCGTTTCAAATAAATCCGTATGCCATACTTTATTCGTAATAAGGCGCTTTGGACATTGATTTTCTTCGGAAAGTTTCCAATAACCAGAACGTATACTATTATTTATTTTTACAATCTTACCACATAAAATATCCATTCTTCCACCTAGAATGCCTTGGCCATTCAGATTGTATATATAATCCTCTTGGGTTTCCTGCTCATAGGAATCGTTATAAATATTTATATAAAAGCTGTATTCGCAACATAAATCCTTAAATCTCCTAATGCGAACTTCGTCACCATTATTTAACACCATGATATCACCTACTCATTCTCTGTAAGATACTCAGATTTATTAATATTTGAACTCCAAATAATTATTTCTTGATTTTGAGCAATATCGCCTGTTAATGAATTTGTAGAGCGTAGCCATTCCCCATTAACTAGGCTTTTCACGCCAGCTCCAATCTTAATCAAAGACAGGTTTGATCCATACCTGTTGCAAGCATTACAGAAGTTCAAATAATCAGGATAATTAAGATAATGCTCGCCACTTATTACACGACCCGACTCTTTTCTAACTGGCGTATCTGAAATATCTATACCAACTTCTGAAAGTATCGAATTGAAACTTGCATTTACCGATTCATCTGTATAAATATTGCATGCAGGATACATTCTTGACTGAACATATTCTGTATGTTCTTTATTTATCATAAATAATTGTCTAAATATTTTATCATTTTTATAGTAATCATTGTCGGGACAATTTTTGTCAAGTCCATATGTAATAACGGTTACATCATCATTTGCATATGATAAACAGCCAGCGTGCCAACCGCCACGGTTTCTAAAACTGTGACATGATGACCAACTGTTACCATGTGACATTGTAACAAAATCACATATATTTAGTGATACTACAAATTTAACCTGTAGAGGCTTTAAAGCCATGGCATCAAAACATTTTGCCGAGGCTTTGTTATACTCCGCCCTATCGGATAATTTGAATTTTTTCATAATTGCATTTATATTTCTACTAGCCTTTGCATTAACATTCATATCATCGTCATTTAAGTCAATGGCGTTCAGGTATTCTTTTATCTCCCTGTATGCCATTTCATAAAAACGAATACAATTATTATCCGTTTTGTAATTATATGATCGCGAAACTACATCTGTTATACGATCATATGCCGCCAAGGTTCGACGTGAAAATACAGGCGATTCTGCCGACATTATTTGGAATAATTTGCGAACCGCAAACGCAACTACGTTATTATCTACATTACGATTGATTGGCAAGTCAATGGCAATACATTTTTCTTTATCATTCCACTGCGGATGTTCTCTGAACAATGCAATTAAATCCTTTTTGGCTTCATACCAAGTTTTGAATTCGTTATAAATGTATTTATCTTTTGCCTGAGGATAATAAGTCTTTATTAATTTGTAGAAACAATCATAATTATACTTAAGATTGTCGTCCATCCAATCGGTGTTTTCTTCAATTGGTTCTTCAACAAATTTATAAGCTTTAAATGAGAGACTGCCATCAGAATAAATATACGGACGCCTTTTAAGTACACCGTCCTGATAATATGAAAAAGACTTTCTGCCAGATCCATATACAACAACTTTTTTATTTGTTCTACTAAGAATAACAGCATCACCTGGAAGAAGTAACCTTGTATGCTGACCGGTAATGAAAGTATATTTGTCCCCAAATATCTCATGCCCAAATACTTCTGCATCATAATATCGTCGAGCTACTATTTGTTTAGTTGCATCAATGATAAGTGGTTTTTTAAAGTTTCCAATAAGTTTTGGATCACCAACTATTACATATTCATCATTTTCATTTTTTTCAATATCATAGCCATAAACACGTCCATAAAGTCTTATATACATTTTTTATACTTCCTTTCGGTATTATTTACCGCATAGCATATACGGCATTGGCGGATTAAACCGCCCTGCTCGCCTTAATTTTATCATTGGCAATTTTAAATATTTTGAGGTAATATTCTAACCTTGCTTTTTTAATTTCATTATCGCCACACCATCGCATCTGCTTTTCAAGCTCAATTATTAATTGAGGTATCGTGTAATTATCTTTTATAGTATTACAGTCGTGGCAGCATACAACTAAATTACTGACCTCGTCTTTGCCACCCTTTGATACAGGTATGATATGGTCAAGCGTTTTATCAGATTTGATATACTTCCCACAATAAAAGCAGAAATCAGAATCTACCTCTTTGCGTACTTGTTCTGTGTAGTTTCGCATATAATAAAAAAAAGAGGGCGACTAACGCCGCCCTCATACATGTTGTTATCTAATGCCTCTGCTGTCGATTTCATGATTGATGAATTTCTGCAAATCATCATATGTCATAGCGGCAATAGTATCATCGAGACCATACTCATCGTCACATGTTGACACTGGGTAAATCTTGTTTGCCTCGCAGACCATCTGATCAACATTGCAATAATCGTCGCCATACTTTGTAGGATCGTCAACCGCAGTTCTATAAACCTCTACAATATCATAGTCGCTATTTGACACATGCTCCAGGGTGTCATTGTCAAACTTGGAAAGCCATGTAAAGCTGTTATTAGCTGTATGATATCTGACAATATCGCCGAACTCTGCGCCCTTAAATACTGTAGACCTCTTGCCGTTTCTATGAACAAGCATATCACCTGTTTTAAGGGAGTCGATTGTTATATCGTCGCCGTTAGCCTCGGCTGTAGCTCTGTCGTAAACAACTGTGCCGTACTCCAGCATCTTAAGTGGATTAAAAACAAGGTCGCCAATCTTATTGCTTGCAACGCCTATAGCACGATAAACCTTAACAATTGTCAGCCCATCTGCCCTCTTGTTTGTCATATCTGAATTGTAGTTTACGCCGAGTCTTGAGAATGAATTAAACTCAGTATGGAAGCGAAGCACATCTTCTCTAGCTGTGTCCTTCATAACTGTTGCCATCTTACCGTTTGCACATATAACGAGGTCGCCTGTCTTAAGATTAGAAATTGTAAATGTCATAAAAATATCTCCTTTTAAATGTTTTAATATTAGTGTTATACGAATTGATATGTAGCGCTTTTTTATTCTGGTGGACTACGACCATGAATAATCATGTTTATCAACCTCCTATTTCGTCGTTAAACTCATTTACACATCGCGACAGAAATTTCACTTTCTGGTTTGAAAGTTTCACAATCTGTCTCGCCGCTTACTTCTCCAGGGTACATTACGTCGCAGAGCATTACCATAAAATCATCACAAAGATTCGTGCCATACGTCATATCATAAATTGACAAATTCATCATATAGTCATTTATTTTTTCTATATTTTCGTAAAACGCCCAAGGCATTTCCATTGAATTCTCTTCACAATAACTTATTAGATTGCCTTTATCATCAACCAGTTTATACTGTTCTTGCAAAGGATAATATATAGCCGTATCATCGTCAAGGCCATATATTGTACCGTCTTTATCAATCGCATATTCATCCAGCGATTCGGTTGGCCTACTATCTGGTTTGTTAAAGTCCTTTAAATAAACCTTACTGTCTGGCATACAAAGCGACTTGTTAAAAATGCTATCATGTAAATCTAAATTCAGTTGTGGTTCTTCGTCATAGAAATCGCTGACTGAATTTTTTGCTTTGCCGCCGCCATAATAATCCTCAATTTTAAACTGTCCATCTTTGTCATCGCTTTTTTGTTTTTTAATGTCATTACTGGCACTATAAAAATCATAACCGTAATATCGCCCATAAAGGCCTGAATAATCATACTTGATTTTAACCTTTTCAATGTATTCATATCTTGGCGTTTCAGTATTGATGAGCACCATTGCACGCTTGATATTATTCTCAACATCTTCAAGGTTAATATATTCGTGCTGGGTATGAGGTGAATAGTACCCACTCGACAGATTAACGGCTGCAACCTTTAAATGCGGCGCAACGTGGCTTATATCACTACAACTACCCCATGCACTTTTAAAACCAACATCCGAATTTGTGATAAATTTTTCAAACTCATCATTGTCACAATCGTAAAACACGGCGTCGTTTCCGCCTTTTCTGTCAAACTCAATAATATAATTGAGTTTTTCTGGTACATATGAGGATTTGCAAAATTTTCTGGCTCCAACGCAACCAATTTCTTCATCCTCGGTGAAGATTACTGAGCAATGAACGTCTTTGACAATTTGTAATATCATATAGATACCACAACGGTCATCACCGCCGATACCCTGTGGTGACATTATATACTTGCCGTCTTCGGAAACGCACACAATCGTACAGTTATCATGATGTACGGTATCCATATGTGCCATTAGCAATACTGGATGCGTACCCTCTGCATATATGTAGCCGTCTTCATTTACGGGCGAATAACCTAAATTTTGAAGTTCTACAAAAAGCCTTTCTTTAAGCTTATCCTGTGGTAGTTTGCAAATCTCAATAATATTCATATTAGTCCACCTCTTTTATTCCATCAATATCAACTATACATACATACTTGTCGTCAACATTAAGTGCACATAGCGTATGTTCAGCACCATCGTACATCCACTTAAAAGTTTTTATTATTGTTCCAAAAATATTAAGATCATAGTAGCATTCACAAGCTTTTCTATCAAAAAGCTGTAATGTTGGAAACATCTCTTTTGCGCTAAGAAAACGTATAAAAATTAAACCCTTTTTTGAAACAAAAACTTTTTTGCCAGCAATAAGTTTCTTTTCACGGCAATCTTTACACAATCCGTCAACTAACGAATTGTTACCATAAAACGCTTGATGGCAACAATTACATTTATGAACACGATGCGGGGCATATAAAACATCATGTTCTTCGTCGTAACCCGCATAATTATCTACTTCACTTACATAAAAATAGTCATTAGTAATATCGTCAATAAAAAATGCCTCCTGTGTGCTCCAATCTTCCTCCTCATCACAATCGTCACATATCATATTTCCTGAATTACACAGTTCATCACCGCATTTCAAACACCAAGAAATATGCCCAATTGTAATATCATCGCCTTCCCATATACTATCAAAAGCGTACAGATTAGTATTATACTGTTGATAATTGTAGTCTGGATAATGCAATGAGTGTTCTGCTGTACAGATATAATCATGTTTCACTTTTCTGTACTCGTTTTTTATACCGAGGCAATCGGCTATTGCTTTCGAAACAAAATATGTATAAGTTGCATCGCGCTGAGGTAACTTATAATTCGGATAGTTACGAGATTGCAATAGAAGCCCATTCTGATAGCAATAAATCTGTCTTGTCAGCTTGTTGTTTTCCCATGGATCACCTGCATATTGGTTTGACAAAGTATAAAAAATCATGCTCGAAGAGTCCATTATATAAGACTGTGTTCCTGCATGATAACAGCCGTGATGTCCTACATGATGACATGAATCCCATCCCTCACCATATGACATTTTTAGAAAGTCGCATGGATTTACTGAGAGTATTGCCACCTGCGTGTTTTTCAACGGGTTGATGGTATCGGCAATCACCGCAAAATCGTGATTGTAGTTTGGGTATTTATCAAGTCCCATATCTACAAAAATCTTGTTAAGTTCACGAGAATACTTGGCCCCAACAGTCATATGTACGCCAACCGCCTCATACCTTTCTTTTATCTCCTTAGTAACAAACTGCTGTGGTTGGGTACACTGTACACCATCCCACATTATGTCTAGCTGATCGTCAGTTAGATACATGCCGTTTTCACGGCAATTATGGTAAAATTCTTTACAAGCTTTAAGAAAGTCGTTGCCGTCCTTTACACGAGTTTCTTCTACCTCACCTTTAATGCAAAGATTTTTTTCATCCCAATTAGGATGTTTCCTTAATATAGAAAGCAATTCTGCTTTGTTTGTAAAGAATTCATTAACGATATCGACAATGACACCTTTGTTATACTCGTAGCTTGCATCGTCAAGAATACTACACATATTATTTACAATATCCATACGTTCACATGAACCCTGTAGTTCTTCTTCACGAGGCTTCATTGGAGCAAAAAACGTAAGCACCTCATCTTCAGGTGAAATATAATGATATAAAGCCGATTCACCATTATTTTTTTCATATGTGAATGTTGCCGTAGAATCAATAACGTGTTCGGCTATTTTACATACCTTAACTTTTCTGCCGCCCTTACGCAGAACGATAGTGTCACCAATCTCAAAGAGGTTTTCACTAAGTTCACTGCGGTTATAGATTTCTCCCGACATCATATAAACTTCGTCGCCTGCTATCTTCCTTATTCTGCAGATATACTCTCCACAACGAACAAGCTCAAATCTTCTTAATGTTTTAAATTTTTCTTCTGTCATTTTAAGACACTCCTTTTTTTATTTACCTATCAAGGCATTACAAATTTAATAAATGTTATAGGATTAACATTTTGTCTTTCACATTCAGATATGATATCTTCCATGTGTGTTGTTTTTGGTCTACATTTTGCTATTCGTTTCATAATGTAACGAAAAAGCAAATAGGCATGCGGGCTATTAATTTCCTTTATTTTTTCAAGCAAATCCAGGTATCGCTTAAAAAAGAAAACACTTTTTTCCAGCCTCATATATTCACCTCCTAAAAATTAAAGCGCTCTGCCGTCAAGGGTTTCAAGCATGTATAAATCAAAGGTATAATCATAATCAATGTCGAGTAAGTATCCGTCATAACCATTAAGGACATCTTCAAAATCGTCTATTGTAGCTTCTTCGCCACAATAATTATACATTGATTCAATGAACCCATGTCCTATGTCAATTATACCTACTTCATCATGTGGTTCTACAAACTCACACAATAAATCTTTGCACCGCCTAACCCGAACCTTATTTCCAATTTTAGTCATATCATCACCTCCTATTTAATTTTCAGCAATAAGGCTACCGTCAAGGCGTTCTAACATATACGCGTTAAAATTGAAACTGTACGCTTTATCTATACGAAAAACGTCATATCTTCCATCTAGCAGATTAATTATTTTGTGTTCCTGTCCACAGTATTCGCACATGGCGTCAACAAAAGAACTATACTTCTCAATTAAGACGCCTTCATTACCAAACATTTCAACGCCGTCATACATTTCGATGTCTATATATTCACAGGCTAAATCTTTTAGTCGTCTAACCCTGACTTTGTCTCCAACTTGCAACATATCATCGCCTCCTATTTAATTTTCAGCAATAAGACTGCCATCGAGATGCTCTAACATATACGCATTGAAACTGTAACGACATTCACTTAAACGAAAAACAGCATATCCTCTATATGGAGAAATCCGTGATCTTATTTCGAGTTCCCGCCCACAAAAGGTACACATGCTATCAATAAAATTACATCCTTTGCCGATCAAAGTTAGATATCCATTAGCATTTTCAATTTCGACTTCATTGTAAATTTCAACATCCATATATTCACAGGCTAAATCTTTTAGTCGTCTAACTCGGACTTTGTCACCCACCTGTATCAAAACAATACCACCTCCTATCAAATGAATATTTGATTATCCAACTCTTCCAGATCTTCTTCAGTATATTCTCTAACGTTTTTTCCACATCTTTCAAACATATATTCTGCAAAGACAAAAGGTAATTCTCGACCACAATTAGTTTCAAGCCTATAAATATTATGATTGCAGAAGTAAAAATCCTTTATAAAGAATTCTTTCCCGCAATATTGAATCATGCTTTTGATGAAACGAATATATCCTAAAATCAATGCGTCACCACAATACTGTGGAGACGGAGTTTCAAACTCGCACCGCATATCCTTAAGAGATCTTATTCGCACTTTGTCGCCTATCTGATACATTAAAAATCACACCTCTTTTCAAACATATATTCCTCAAAAGTAGATAAAAGAGGGGCTCTATTTATGGTTTCAAGTAGATAACATTTACGCCCATCCACATATCTTAGTTGACGAATATGATATTGCTGCCCACAAAAAATAACCATGTACTTTAAAAAACCTGTCCCTTTTCTTGTTAATAAATTCCCAACATAGTACGGCGGCATCGTTTCATATTCACACAGCATATCTTTTAAACGCCTCATTTGCACTTTGTCGCCTATCTGATACATTAAAAATCACCTCTTTTCAATAGGTCATTTACGATGTTCTTAAAGAGTTTGCGTAATTTCGGGTTATTTTCTATAACCTCATGTTTTGAGGTTACATTTGCTCTCTTCATACGATTACTCCATACGATACCATATCTTGTAGACATTTCACCATAAATACGCCGTAATGTGGCGTTATACCCCAGAGAGTTGTCGCCACGCCTTTGCGCAAGAGGAGCCGCCACCATTGAACAAGTGACATCGATTAGTTCTACCGGTGTAAGATCTAATTTTCTTACATTCATATTATCCATAATGTGGTATGTAAATGTTGTTCTTTCAACAATTCTGGATTTTAGAAAGTCAAGAAAATCTTTGCCATCACAATGTCTTGTTTCGTAGTTGCGGCTAAAACCCCATACACGGCAAAACTCATTAATAGTTTCATTGATAAGTTGTTCTGTTTTTCTACGTGCTGTCGTTTCTTTCCCAAATGTTTTGATATAAAAATGGTTATATACATTAGTAAGCAAAACGCTTTTCCATTCATCCGCGCCGAGCACTCTCCCAAGAATTTGTTCGTCGCGTGTAGCCCTTTCAATCTTTTTCATGTAAATCTATCCCTTCTTTTTTATTATGCAGTTGTATGAAACTACATATCAGTAATGCTATTAGTTTCATTATTTGGTGACTCGTGCAGGAATTGCACCTACGATTCTATCCTGAGAAGATAGCGTCTTAACTACTTGACCAACGAGCCATAAGCCCATAAGGGCTTTTTAATACTATGGGATTATTGGAGGTGAAGAACCATAGTATGTATCAGGAATTACCCTCGCGCTGTGGCTGGAGTGGCTGGACTCGAACCAGCGGAATGACGGAGTCAAAGTCCGTTGCCTTACCTCTTGGCTACACTCCAATATAGCCCGTAAAAGCGGGCATTTTTTACAACTTTTTACCATCAAGGGTTTCGAACATATATTCCGTCCAAGCCCAACACGTGATTTCATTCAACTTATATTCGCCTGTATCTCCATATCCTCTATCCTGAATCTCCGTTATACTGTGAATTTCTCCACAATATATATACATTGATGGGTTAAAACTTAAATATGAATTTTTGGGGCGTAATGGTTCATCTTCTTGATTGTTGTAACTATATTCGCAAAGCAGGTCTTTTTTACGCCTTATTCTGACTTCATTGCCGATTTTTAGCATTATGCACACCTCCAATTTTGTATGGAATCTGAGTTACTCCAATTTTTTTTGCGGCAATGTATCTGGCATAGCCGTCTTTCAAAATTTTGTTGCCCTTAGCATCAAGCTTTATAGTTATGGGGTTATCGAAAATTCCATAATATTTATAGAAACAGATAGCCCTGTCCACCTTTTCTTTCTTTGGCGGATGATTCATAAAGTCTCTGGGTATGTACACTTTATCTACATCTATGAGCTTTTTGAAGTTACTCATAAAAGCGGGGCGACTAATGTTTACAACTATCGCATTTATAGTTGCTACACCGTCACGCTTGGCAATTTCGTAATCTCTTCGACCTGTAATCAAAGAATATGTATCACGGGAATTTCGCCGTACAATTACAACGAGTTTTTCTTTTGTGCCGAGTTTTTCAGTGTCGATGGACTTCTTGTGTACACTATCTGTAAGCATGATGTTTCTAATTGGTATAGGAATCGCCTGTGCCGCCATTCTTAACCTGAAATTTTTTATATTGTTAAAACAGTACGCCATAGTTTTTACCTCCTATTTTTTCATAATGGCTGGTGTGCCATTCGGGATTTGAACCCGAGACCTTTCGATTAAAAGTCGAATGCTCTACCAACTGAGCTAATGGCACATAGACCGCCATGGCGGTCAGCATTGTAACCCACGGTTACATAGGTTACAGTTTAATTACAAAGTGGTGACATAATTCAATCGACCGTGTCATTGAAATGTAACTTGCAAGCTTTTTAGCTTGCATTTGAATAAAAAAATAACGACGAGTCAACCGAAGTCAACCCGCCGTCAAATATATAAAAATGGACACTTTTCAGCCTTGTGGATAACCTACGGTCAAGTTATGACGCACCTTAACCAAACTCAAGGGTTTTGTAAAATCTTAATTGTTGTGCTTTAAGATTTAAGCTTTAGACGATTATAAGCTTTGAACTTTCGTAATTAAATTTTCAGCTTTATGCCTTAAGCTTTATCTTATTACTCGTACAGGAATTGAACCTGTAATGCAACCAGTCGAGCAACAAAACATTCCCACAAAAAAGGAATATCATATATCTTCGTATAGACTACGATGGCTATTACTTATATTTGAGGCCAGATTTTTATTATTTTACTTTGTGAATATAGCCTAAAACACAAAGGTCATAAAATTAAAGGTTTTCAAAAAGCACCCATTTTTTGCTTAGTACGAAATTTCGATTTCGGTTATAGCGTTCGATACGCTGATAGCCGAGTCAAAATCAATCTTAAACTTGTCTATACGATCGACAAGGTCGGAAATGATTTCGGCAGTGTCAAAACCCTCGATAATTTCAAAAGTGTTCGCCTTTATGAAATTGGCTTTCGCCTCCTCTATTTCCTTTGTAACAGCTTTACCGTCTTTTGAACCAAACATTCCAAGTACATACTCATCGGCACGCCCCTGTAATGTTTCGCCGTTCTCATAATTACATCTGTCCTGTGCAGCTTTAAGCTGTTTAGACATATGCTTCAAAAGATCTTCCTCAAATTCAATGCCGTGATTCTTATACTCTATAGCCTCGGCAATAGTCAGTTTCATACCCTGTATTGTGACTTCGGTCTCGGCATTTGAAAGCGTAACGGCACGCTTAATTGCCTTACGTCTTTTTATAAGGTCGGCTATTTTGTCATAGCTCGCCTTGAAGCCATTCTTAGCTTCTTCAATAGAGACGCCATTTATCTTTGTGTTGCTATGTTTGTTCTCAACCACAAATTTTGCGTCTTTGATAAGGGCAGGTATCCTCTTGTCGAGAATCTTAAGCTCACAAAGAGCCTGATGTACTGTCATTTTTTCATTTGTCATTTTAAAAGAACCTCCTCAGATTATCGCAGTTCGTGCAAATATTTAGAAAAATAGCCACCGTTATTCTCACGGCGCTTAAAGTCGCTTAAAAAGTATTGCATGAATTTGAATGTAATACCGTTATAAACGTAAACGTCTATGATAATATCTAGATCATCACATGATCCGAAATATTTTGCGCCCTCGTTTTTACACCATTTTGCCGATATTTTTATGATATCGTTTATGTTTTCATCGGTAAAATCTGAAACAATTGGGGCGTAAGTTGCAGATTTGTACACGCTTCTTTTGTGTATTGCTGGATATCCGTTGCACTCCTCGCGCTGAATGCACTCATATTCAGCCACTGTAAATAGATCCTTATAATTGTCGGGTATCTCAATGAGTGGAGTCGTAGGTTTGAACCCTGCAATAATGTTCATGGTTTAACACTCCTTTAAATTTTAAAATTTACAAGCCTTGCTTGCATTGGTGGCTCACACAGGATTTGCACCTGTACTCTCACTGGGGATAAGAGTCTATTTGAGCCATAGCGATGCAAAGCATCGCGCACCTCAGAAAAAAGAAGGGAATGCCCAAAATGGGCTGGTGACTCACGCAGGATTTGAACCATGCAATTCCGCCCTGAGAAGGCGGCGTCTTAACCGTTTGACCAGTGAGCCATAAGGCGGAGAACTCCGCCTATATTACTTTTCTTTAAAGGTTGGTGAACAGCTTTCAAAGAATTCTTTTACGTTGACATTGTATTTCTCAAGAATCGCAACGATAACTTTTTGTACCTTGTCCCATTCGTCATCTTTGATATACTGAATATACGGTGTCTTGCGATCGCCACGCTTTTTGAGATCAATCCCATAGCGATAACTAAGCTGCTTATATAGCATACTGAAAGCCACACCGAAACTGATGTGCAAAGTCGAAGCAAACTTGCGCATAACTCTGTTGAACATTTTGCGGTCTGAAATATGTAAGACCTCGGCTGTTAAAAGCTTGTTTGACGCTTCGATTCTGTCGATATGACGCCGCTGAAACGCCGTGTAAGCCTGGGCGGCTGTCGCAAATTCCATGATATCACCCGTGGCAAAAGCCTTGCCGATTGCCGCTTGGAGCTTTTCTTCGTCGTCGATGTCTTGCGTGAGAAGTTCGGGCTTTTCCTCTGCGGTGTGTTCGACAATGTTTAGGAGCTGTGTTCTGACCTCTTGGGCAATCTTGCTGTCACGAAGAAGCATGCCTATTCTGAGGATGGCACGCTTTGAGAAACACTTGATGCCTCGGTTTGGAATTTCAAGGCGGGTATTATCGTCAATTTGGATAACTAAATTGGTTTGATTTTGAACTAAGGGGACATCTTGTCCCTTTAGTAAATCTTTAAATACTCTTGGCGTTTTTGTAACAACGCCATCAAGTATGATCTCATCTTTATTTCGTTTACAACACTTCTTAAGAGTATCAATATCAACCTCATAATAATCCGCCACTTGTCTTATTGTCATGCAGTTCATCTCGGGTATCAAAAGCAGCTTCTTGACTTTATCAAGAACCTCTGTTCTGGCAATAAGCTCGTTTCTGAGGTCATGGTTGTCCACCATACTCTCGCTCGTGATGATTTTACTTTCTGGCATAATTTCACCTCCTCTCATAGAACTAATTGGACATCTTGTCTAGTTAGTAACCCAAATTATTAAGGGGACAAGTTGTCCCTTTAGTAAATTTAAAAGATATTAGGTTTGCCATACTTAACTTTTAAGGCCTATAATAACAGCAATCACCGTTATAATCAGATTAAGCAGTGCGCCAATCCACAGTGGTGATAACACCCAAAGCCAACTCCAGCATATAACTTTAATTAGTTTCAGTATGATAAATACGATGGTAAGCAGTCCACAAAAACCAATTCCGCCGCTCTTCATAATTATTCTCCCTTCCTTACAATATGAAATTTATCCACGCCGTAAATAACGTCAAGTGAGCGTCCGTTGTCAAAATTGCAATGAATTGTGCCAGCGTCATCAACATGGTCAACCGTTCCAAGCGTATTCGGCTCAACTGGGTATGGATCATCAACCATTTTCTCAAGGCATATTCTTGTACCCTCGGGGAAAACTCTTTTGAGCCACGCTATTCTTTTGTCATTGTATAAACTCACATTTACCTCCCGCCTTATCGTCTTCTTTATTGTCACGAACGATTACGCATTTGTTAGTAAGACCTATATCTGTTACTTCTAAATTCGGATTTAGAAGTATTATGTATTCAAGATTATTACATCCTACAAATGCACTGCGACCAATTACCTCGCAAGTTTTCGGTATTATAATGCATCTTAGTTTTTTGCAGCCCATAAATGCGTATGCCTCAATTTGCTGAAGCCCTACAGGTAAATTTATATACTCAAAAGAGTCACAAACAGCAAAAGCACCCTTGCCTATTCTATGTAAAGTATTCGGCAAAATCACCTTTTTAAGAGCTTCACAACCGAAAAAAGCCTCCTCTTCAATGACTTCTACGCCCTCTGGAATATTAATTTCCTCAAGGGTTTTAAAAAGCTTGAAGAGCCTATGACCAACAATTCTAACACCTTTAGGAATTGCGATGTCTATTTTGTCAAACCGCTCAGGCAACATGTTAATCACCCGCCAATCTTCTTTTCAAGCTCGAACTCGACTACGCCATCCTCAGTGTCGATAATAACAGGACGGATCGGCAGTATCTTCTTCGTCAGAAGAAAAGCGCACGCCAGCGGTGCCGCAATAATCGCACAGCTCGGCTCAATATAAGCCATAATTGCCATAATGAGCCCTATTGATTTCTGCATAACCCACAGAATCTTCATTGCCTTGCGCTCGGCACGATGGCTGCGATAGGCATTAATACGACTTCTCAGCTCGTTCTCCTCTTCTTCACGCTTTTCACAGCGCTTTATTGACCTGAGCATTTTTGTCAGGTCGTATGTTATATGTACTTCGTTGTATCCATGAATAGTATTCATGATACCACCTCCAAATTTAATAATAATGATTTTCTGATTACGCCTGAAAATCACCATAAAATCTGGCGTTGGTGCGACTTATGGGGCTTGAACCCATGACCTCCGCATTAAAAGTGCGTTGCTCTACCAACTGAGCTAAAGTCGCAAGCGCAGGCATCACACTACATTCCCATATGGTGGGATAAGCACTGCACCTGCTATGCCAATTTTCTTTTGTGTAGCATTGGCAAACTACACAATGGTGCCGCTGACGAGACTTGAACTCGCAAGGATTTTACTCCGAGGGATTTTAAGTCCCTTGTGTCTGCCTATTCCACCACAGCGGCTTGTCTTGCCCACAACCCACAGAAGGCAAGTAATGTACGACTCATCCGTACTTCCCTACACATTCGATAGCTATTGCCACCGATGCGTGTCTAAGGACTGCAACGTCCTTTGGTGACTCGTGCAGGATTCAAACCTACGACTCCGCTCTGAGAAAGCGGCATCTTAATCACTTGACCAACGAGCCATAAGGCGGCTTTTGACCGCCTACTGAATAAAAGAAAGGAATTTTAAATCAATGCTAATATCTAACTTATGTAACCCTCTACACGAGGGTTGGCACAATGAGCATAATTCACCACCTCTGTTCCTGCTCATACCAGCCGAGCCCAATATTTCAATAACGCTTAAGCCTTACAACAAACCGCAGTAATAGACTTTTATTAGCAGTTTATGCCGTACTTAAACGCCGCAAATTATTTAACGTGGCTTGCGGTTACCACTTACTCAAATGAGCAAATAAAACACCTCTTTGATATAAATTCACCTTATAGGCAATTAAAGCATAATGCCATACTTACGGCAATATTCGACAGCCTCGCCTTTTGTGACAACTCCGTCATGCAATGCCTTCAATATGGCAATAACAAGCTTATTCATAAAACTACCTCCTTACCTGTACCTAGAAAAGTGCATTGACATACACTGGACAGCAAACTTTTCCGCTGCTGATTTACCGCCATGGCGTGGAACCTCGGCAAGTATTGACCGAGGACCCGGTTTGCCTGACTTTGGCGGATATTCAACATTTAAGTGCCTTATGGCACACTCCGCCGTAACCATGGAATTAGTTACAGTGAATTGGTCTTTAAACCATATTTTTGTATCGTCGTAATATGTATAAAAAATTACGACTCTATCTTTGTGTTTTTGCCCATGATAGACAAAATACACGGGGCGTTTTACCCCGTCAATAATGAGTTGCCCTTGCCCATAAGCACCGCCCTTTAGGACGTGAAAACCATGAAATTTTAGCGGTTTTTGTGCTATATTTAGTGAAAATCTCACCGTAAAACCTCCCTTTTCTGATTTTAAAGACAGATTGACCCTCAAGGGCTTTTACTAAGTGACGCCTTTTAGGTCGTTTTGAGTAAAAAGAAATTCCGCAAGGGTCAAAAAAATCCGCCTTAAAATTTGCACAAAAAAAAGAGCGACAGAATAACTGTCACTCAATGTGCGTTGGTGAGGGGCTTTTACAGATACCCCTCAGAACTGTTTAAACTAAGCCTTTACTGGCTCAGCCTTTGCTGATTCTGGCTCGGCTTTTGCCATCTTTTTTGTTGTCTTTTTGGCTGGCTTTTTGGCTGGCTCGGCTGGCTTATCAGCCTGTGAGTCTGTAAGCTTTTTATAAGCCTCGGCGGCATCGTCAAGCACCGCCTGCTTGATAGCCTTTTGTGCATAGCCGAGAGCACACTCTGTCTTGCTCTCACCAAAATTCAACTCCTTGAAACAGAAATTGATAAATTGATAGACACTCACCGGCTTGACAGTCCAGCCCTCAGCAATAGCCTCCCTGTTGGATCTGGCGTACTTGAAGCAGTGAGCCTCCAACGTGTCGATATCAGTCGCTTTACAGTTCACCTTTACACCGAGCCACGTTTTTAGAGCTTTGAGCTCATCAAAGCATTCTGACTTTGAGTCTGTCATAGCCTTGATATTATCAGCCGTGTTAAACTCGACTGCACGGCGCTTGCAAAGTCCATAGATGGCAAGTCGGGTCTGTAGAGCTTTGAACGGTTTAAGCCAGCCCTTAAAAGTATCACTGTCGATGTCAGGTGAAAAAAGCGACTTTGAAAATGATATAGCAAAACCAAAGCCCTCAAGTACAGAGTACATTGTGCGTATAGACTTAATATTAAGCCCCTTAATGTAGCTCTTGATGTTGTCGATCTGCTCAGAGGTCGTTGCTATGACCTCCACGCCATCACCTGTTTTTGACTCCACGAGTCTGTAATTTTCCAAAATGTTCATAATAGAACCCTCCAATAAAATTTAATTTTTGAGCTTTAAAGCTCTATTCAAGCCCACGAGCCGACGGCTCACGGGCTTTATATAAAGCTTTAAACCGCCTTGCTTAATTCAAGACAGCTCAAAGAATTAGCCTACTTTTTTTGTGATTGAATTGTACGGCAAGCTTGCGTACTGCAAAGGCATACAGTTACCTTTACTCCATGAGGCATCACGCTCATTTTTTTGCTCAGTCGGCTCTTGCTATTCCAACATCCTAAAGGATGCGACTTTACTGCTCTGTCGTCAGGGTATAGCTCGCCCGTAAAAATGCGGGGTCATCGCCGATACTCGCTGAAATTTCAAGCAAGGTCTGAGCTGATTCAATCTATGCTACACTTTGTACCATGAACGGCTCAGCGGTCTGCTCTCACAGCTCACGGCACTATTATCTCTAATAGTCAAATGTGAGTGCTTTACTGCCCAGAGGGTCTTAATATAGATTTATCAAGGTACTGGAGTTTAAAGAGTTCACGCTCTATGTAGTGGCACGTCACAGGATGTGATATTTGCTATTGGCTATCGTTGTATGTTGTAGCCCTCGTCCTGTCGACAATGATAGTATAAGCTATATTGAATTAAAAGTCAATAGCTTTTTTGAAAATATTTAAAATGCAAAAATGACTTTTTTATTATAAAAAGGAAGCAAGGGTCAAATGCAAGCTAATTTGATAAGCTTGCATGAGGGGGTTAATAAAAAATATTTTTGTGCTCAGAACGCCGAAGAATCAAAGAGTAACACCATCTTTCACATCCGCCCTATTTTCGCAATCTTTTCTTCCGCTCCCCTCCCCTTTTTCATCCACGCATCGTCACTTTTGCAAAAAATACGATTCTTTGTAACGCAAGCTTTTAGGCTTATGAACGCAAGGTTTTTTGGTGACGCCCCCGAAAGAAAGCTTGTATTTCGCACATTTGTAAACTTTTTGTGAACGCATTTCTCAAAGGCATAAGCATTTAACGCCGACTTAATCCGCCGCCAGAAAGCGACACGCACCCGTGGCGCCATTTCAGCCCCAACAATCAATCTGAGTCCCATCCCGCAATCGTGTGCTCAGCACGCTTCGTGCTTGTACTTAATAGATTTATACCTTAAAAATAATTATCAAAAAACGCATAGGTATTTTCTAAAAAGCTTGACATTTAGCCAAAAATGGTGTATAATATGTATATAAGGATAAGGGTGATAAACCCCGTAGATAAAAGGAGATAGACATATGAGACATTACAAAATCAAGCACGCCCAGCAGGTATTCAGTGGTTCGACCGCCCCAAAACTTGAGTGCAACGTTATCGACATTGGCGACGCTGTAAAACCAAAGCGACCCGAGATTGAGAAGCGTCCACGCAACAATTCGCCGTACACCTCACATGGCAAACCCAAGGCAACCCCTGGTGATCCAATTCGAGACATGGCGGATATTCAAAAGGCAAAAGAGTTCTTGCTTAACAACGGTAAGACTAGACGAATCAGACTTCGTAACTACATGTTCTTCACCCTCGGCATTTCAACGGGACTCCGTGGTGGCGACTTAGTTAAAATCAAGATTGGCGATGTGATTACCGAGGGCGGTAGATTTAAAAGCTATATCAGCTTGTTCGAGGAAAAGACCTCTAAACACAACAATCCAAAGCTTAATTCATCATGCCGTGAAGCAATCAAGACATATCTCGACTACATCGGCGACTACTCCCTTGAAGACTATCTGTTCAAATCCGAGAAAGGCGGTTGTCTTGACCAATCACAAATCTATAGAATCATTCATTCGCTTCAAACCGACCTTGGGCTACCATACCACTTGAGCGCGCATAGCCTCAGAAAGACCTTTGGCTACTGGACTATAAAGATGCACCCAGACGATTCGAGAGCTCTTGTGACACTCCAGAGAATGTTAAATCACGATTCACCCGAGACTACGCTGATTTACTGCGGAATAACTCAAGACGACAAAGACGCATTCTACGATGACATGGATACACTGTTCGATGAGGCTACAACCATATAA